CTAATCTTCTAAGAACTCTTCCGCTCCTAACGTACTTACCGTCAACACTCGCTTAGCACGTAGATAGACCTCAGTCGTTCGACGGTCGCTGTGCTGCAAATTAGTCATGGCGTCATAGCCTTGCTCATCAGCATCGGTCGCATGCTTAGCCCGGATATCATGCTCGGTGAATCGCTCGACGTGGCCTTCATGCATCGCCTTCCGCATTCCGTATTGCCAGCGACTGTGAAACTTATCCTTGTTGTAGGGCATACCGTCCCGCTTGCAGAACAATGTGGGGCCTTGCTTGCCACGGCCTAGGTTGTCGGCCTTTATCTCCTGCACTAAACGCCTCAGCTCATCATCCCAGGGAATGACGGCCTGCTTACCTGCCTTACTGCTGCGTAGCACGATACCGTCCGGCGTGAGTTGATCCAGACGAAGAGTGAGAAGGTCACGTTGGCGTAGTCCGGTTTTGTATTTCAGTAGGGCGTAGCGGCGTACCCATGGGGAAGTGAATTTCAGAAAGCGGCTAAACTCTGCGTGCGTGATATAGCGGTCACGCGGCTTGAGCTTGAACTTGGTCACCGGATCGGCGGGGTTGTGTTCGACAATTCCCCATCTCTGGGCGTACCTAAATATGTGCTTGAGCAATGCCAACTCGTGGTTGGCCTGCGTTTTGGACTGAACACCGCGGGCGTCCATATAACGATAAATGTCGTGTACCGATATATCGCTTGGCTCACAATCGGCAAACACAGCGCGCAGCTTTTTAAGCTCCTGCAGGTTGGAGCGTCGTGTTGCTTCAGCAGGCTTGGCGGGGATGATCTCAGCTTCATAGCGGTCGAATATGCGGCCCATGCCTGCTTTGGGGAATAGCCGCTCCTGCCACTGCTCATAGGCTGCTAGGGCTTCCTTAGCTGTTTCTCCTAGTCGTATCCAACTTTTGCCCACCAGTGCTTTCTGGCGGGCGTTGCATTTATAGCGCCATGCGCCACTTTTCCAATACACCCTGGGAATGCCTGGGTTTTCCTGCGTCATGCGTGTAAGGCCTCAAAATTAGGTCGTTTGGTTTCTGGCGCCTGGCTGAGATTTTCGCCGCACAGCACTTGCTCAACATGCCGACGGCCTACAATAAGTGCGCCACTGGCATTAATCTTCCAGCGCACTCCCATGGCATCAAGCGAGGCACATTGCTCCTTGGTTCGCTTGCGGCCAGTCAGGGTCTCTATCTCGCCTAGTGTTAATAACAGGTCCATAGTGGCGTCTCCTTTGGTGGACAGCGAGGCCCAAGCAGGGCCTACAGGCACAAAAAAACCGCCAGTTGGCGGCCTACTAATCGGAGGGAAAAATTAACACGGCGTTTCTGGCGGGGTTGATTTAGTTACTACGCGGTCATGAATGCGTTTGATGGTGTCCCACTCAATAGGAACGCGTTGCGTGAACTCACCGTGGCCGTAGCATATTTCGCAATCAACATCGGCTTCATCGTCACTCCAGCACTCTGGACATGTAATTTTTACAGATTCGCAAAACTCCCCCATGAGGGCGTACTTGTGACCAGACTCAGCCGTTATCTTGGTAGGCACCAAGCTGTAGCCTTCGGGGCAAGCGGCTTGCCATCCCTCCCAGGCACGCTGCACGCCTTCATCTAAGTATTCGCCTGCTAGCAAATAGTTATGGTTTTCGTCCGCTCGCGCTACCCACCAATTACGTGGCGGCTTAACTGCCCACGCCTCAAACCGTTCTCGCTGAGTCATAAAATCTCCGAGTATTAAAAAACCGCTCATTGGCGGCGGTAGTCTTTGAATAATCTGGTCGATAATCGCCAGTGAGGCGTGTTAGGAATAAGCCGCCGTTTGCGGACTATCTCGGCGATCCGCTTGGCGCTCGGGAGCTGGTCGAGCATCTTGGTACTCCTTACAGCTGACGATAATGCGATGCTTGCTTTTGCTCAGTATGGGCATTGAAGAAAAGGGCAGGTGGCCACAATCGGCAATGGCGTGGCGGCAGGACATGCACATCGTTGGTTTTGGGTAATAGCTCATTTCTCTCCTAGGCCACTAGCGATCCAGTTGCTTTGATTTTCGGCAAAGCGTCGATGAGTTCGAAAAGCGTGTCGGCTTCTGCATCGTCGGCTTTCTCGAAGCGATAGAACCCTGCTTTCTTGGCAGCTTTCTAATGTGAGCAAGGCCGTTTTTGAATCCGGTTGAGCCTCCGAGGCCGCAAAATGCATGAAAATGTCTTACACTTTTGTACTGAATCATGGAGTGATGTCCTCATTGGTCATGTTGCGAGGTTATTTAGTGCAAAATTTCAATATAATTTCTAAAAGCGAGTGTTTAACTTACAAGGTTGAGCTGGATGATGAAGGTGAGCTTTTAAAACCATGTCTTCTTTTTCTAAGTTTATTCGGAGTCAACGAGGAGGCGGAAATATTTATTGATCACTTCATAGAGCTTAAGAAAAATGAGAAATTTTCTTTAATGCTAAGAAGGTATCTGGCAAATTGTGATGTTGATTTTTCTAACAAGAAAAAAATTAGAAGTTTTTTTGGGAATATAATGGATGGAGAGGTTTTTTATTTTAAATCAGGAGAGCTAGCTTATAGTGACCGTAATTTTTATTCAAACGAGTTAACTGCAATAAATTTAGGGTTTGTAAGTTTCAATGATTTTGAGTCATACATGAAAGAACGTGAAAAAAATCTTGGGATTGAGGGTTTTAGGTATTTTTTTTACGGACAAAACGTAGAGAAAAGGATAGGAGCAAAAGAAAAATATAAAAGAATTTGTAGGTTTTGTAAGTGTGGTCCAAACAAACCTGAAAAGTTTAAATTGAAAGCTCATGCGATATCAGAGGCATTAGGGAATAAAAAAATTATTTTAAATGAAGAGTGTGATGACTGTAACAGATTTTTTGGTGATAAGTTAGAGCAAGATATAGTTGCCATGATTGGCCCCATGAGAATGGTTGTAGGTGATGGCGGTAAAAAAAGAAGCCCAAAATTTAAAGCTGGAAAATACGAATTAAAAAAGGAGGATGACGTTGTAAATGTAAAGGTAGATGCACCTTATAATCCAGAAAATAATGACATTATTTTTCCGGAGTCGGGAGAGTTGGTTTATCAAAATGTTTATAAAGCCTTAGTTAAGTATGCGATGAGTGTAATTCCTGATACGCATCTGGAATATTTTAATATTACCCTCAAATGGCTTCTAAAATCACCCGTAAAAGAGAAATTGCCACCGGTTTATAATGCAGTTATGCCACCGGCTTATAATGCATTTAAAGGGGTGGAGGCAAGCCCTCGGATTACTGTTTTCTTTAAAAAGGATGATAATGTAACTGCATTTTGTGAATTTATTGCGTGTGATATTGTTTGGGTTTTTTGGCTACCTACCTTCACCGATATGGATTCATTTGACTTTGATGTAGTGGGGTATTCTTCAAAGCGACATGGGATTAGTGCCAATAACTATATGTCTAATGATTATTCTCAAATAGATTCCAAAAAAATTCAGCATTCAATTACTTTCAATCAAAAATAAATTGCATTTTATATTGGAGCTTACGGGTTTGCCTACAGATAAACCATTCGTCTCCGAACCAACGTGCAAACGGTTAGGCCCGATGTGTTGTACATTTAGCTTGGTGTTTCTTATACGCCGTGAAGAACTGCTGAAGCTCCTGCGCCGACACCTTGTAATCGGCCCACTTACTTTTCATGGTAAGTGGGATTGAGATCGTGGTCTTGGCTGTTGCTAGTTCTTTTGGAAGTAGGAAGATGTGCCGTGGTTCATCATCGTTTTCAGGTAGTGCCAGCAACACGAAGTAATCCGCTATGTCTTGTTGCTTGCTAATGCAGTAGCACCATCGAGCTGAAAAAGACTTTCCTCTAGAGTTTCGGCCTGCTGGCATTAAACGGGATGTCTTAATATCAACCTTCACTCCGTAAACCGAAAAATCTATCGATGACTGCCACTTTAACTCGTTGTTATCAATCGCGTCAGGTACAAGGCGCTGGAAAAGTTGCTCACCAAATACAGCCAGACGATCAGTAGCTGAGCCGTAGCGAGCCTTATCTCCTGTGATGGGCACTCCTTCTTTCTTTAAGTGCCAGTAAACAGTTTGCCATTTAATCCCAGTTTCAATCTCCACTAGCTTGAGATTCTTTAGCCTGGAATAGCTTTCTTTAATGATCAATAGCGTTTTTGAGTCCATAAGAGCACCTCATCAGAACGGTATTTATGAATCTTCAAAATTGGCGTACTGGCCAGGATCAGGCGCGCCATACGGCTGCTGCCCTTGTGGTGGTCGATGACCCTGGGGCTGCTGCGCACCGCCATAGCCTGAATTATTCGGCGGCGGCTGTTGGTAGCCACTGCGCTGCTGATTCTGAGGCGGTTGCTGGTACCCGCTTTGTTGTGGCGCTTGCTGCTGTCCGCCGCTATCTAGCATTTGCATATCGTTAGCGACAACTTCCGTGGTGTAGCGATCTTGCCCGCTTTGGTCTTGCCATTTGCGGGTTTGTAGTCGGCCTTCGATGTAGACCTTGCTGCCTTTCTTTAAATACTGCTGGGCAATCTCTGCCGTTTTGTTGAATAAGATGACGCGATGCCACTCGGTCCGCTCTTGGCGTTGTCCGCTGTTGCGATCTAGCCAGCTATCACTTGTGGCAATGTTGAGATTGGCGACGGCGGTACCGCCCTGAGTGAAGCGTACTTCTGGGTCTTGGCCCAGGTTGCCAATCAAGATGACTTTATTAATGCCTCGGGCCATGTGACCTCCAAATAAAAAGGGCCCGAAGGCCCTACGTGATTGTGTGCTGCAGTTAAGGCTGGAACGTGCCCAGCAAGCACTCGCTTTCTGTCAGGCCATCGGTCACCAGCTTGGCGAACTCGGCGGCGATCTCTTCTTTTGCGGCATCTAGCGCGATAGCGCGAAGCCCAAACGATGGACCGCCTTTGGTTTTGCTGGAAACACGCATTGCCAGAGTGCGCTCTGTCAGCCCCTCGTAAGGTGTAACCGTCCAGTAAATCACTGTGGGCAGTCGGTCGGCATTCTTTACGGTGACGCTATTCATCACGCCCACGCGGCTGGAATGCTCCTGTTTGTCGCTTTCGATACTGGTCAAGTCGTCCAATTTGACCTTGCGGAAAGCGTGAAGGACCTTGCTACGCTCCAGCGCTTCGCCTTCGGTGTTTTCAAAAGTCAGCAGATGGCCCCAGTCCTCTACCAGCTCGACCATTTCCTCTTGATCGAAGGTGCTGGCATCGGCCCGAAGAAAAGCGGTGAATTCTGGCGTTTTGGGTAGGGTGAGAGTGGCGGAATGGTCACAATGCCCGGGAAGATCGATGTCGCCGATATCCAGATATGAACTTGCAGCCATGGCGTCTCGGTCGATAAATACCGGTGCATCAGCCTGCCGACCAGCCACGTAGGCAATGAAGTCTTTCAACCCCTTGGTCTTGAATTGCCCACGAAAGCGGCGGCGCTGGTCTTGGTACTTCTCCATATCCACCAGCTTGAAGTTGTCGCCCACGATCAGCGCGTGACCTTCGGCGGCTTCGGTACCGGTTTTGTGGCTGGCTTCAATGTGCTGCAGGGCTTCTTTGGTCAGTGACATTAGTGCTGTTCTCCGTGGTGGGCATCTTTGCGGTGCGGGTGGCCGATCATGTCGAACTGGTTCTTGGGCTCTAGCGTCATTTCGCCGCCCGTATTGACGTACATGACCGTTTCAGTGGTGTGGTTTTCGGCGGTGTCGCCGTGGTTGGTTGGCACTTTAAATGCCAGCTTATGGGTGACGCTGACCTGACTACCGGAGCCGATATTCTCGACAGTCAATTCAATCGACACTTTGGCTTTCTTTTTCGGATTGTCCGTTGCCGCCGCTGCTGCGTGGCTAAGGACTTTACCCAGGCGTTCAGCCAATACGCCGCCGTCCAAGTCCTCGATGAACTTGGTCACATCGGTGGGATGAGACATTACGAGTTACCTCATTGAGGTGTGGTGAGTAGGGCCAGCGGCCCCAAGGTATGGGATAAGTTAAGCGGCTTCCGGTTTCGCGGCGGGGTGACCTGCACATGAGCCATCTGGATTGCGGTTGTCGCAACTGCTATCACAGACCAACACTTGGTTACCTTCTGCGAGCATTTGTCGAAGCTCTTTGCGAGCTCCGTCCACGCCTTCAGGATGTGTGACGATATCGCCCAAGCGTTTATCGCCATAACTGAGCAACACGCTCACAGGAATATGGATATGAAAGGTGGTTGGTGTGTTGGGTAACTTCATTTAGGAGTCCTCTTCTTGGGCAATATCGGTGGCGCACGTCTGACAAAGTGCTTTATTGCCGTGCTTGCCAAACCCTCCAAGCGCCATAACATCGCCATCTTGAAAAGGGGTGTTACAGGCAAAGCAGCGGTTATACTTTTTTCGTTGTCTTTCACGCGCCTTTCGAAATTCAGGCCCGTAGACCGTGAATTCCTGCCTTATCCACTCAGGCGTGTAGGTGGTAGTGACTGTTTTAGTGATCGACTTCATGCGGCCTTGGCTTCGTGGTCGAGCAGGTGCCAGTAAACCTCCATGCAAGCTCGGGTATCGGCCATAGCGCTGTGCGCATTTTCCAACGGCTTACCGGTGAAGAACTCGTAAGCTTCTGACAACTTCGGCGACTTGTAGCCATATCGGCCTTTGGGAAGCATCTGCATAATCGGCTTGGCCAGAAGCATAGTGTCGGCAAACTCCTCTTTATCGGCCCAAGCCTCTGCGTCGCCTTCGCTCATATAGCGTTTGGCGGCTATGCGAATGATGCGCTGATCAAAGGTGCGGTTGTGGGCTACCCGTGGGTAACGGCCCCAAAGTTGGAAGAAAAGGTTGAGAGCGAGGGATTCGTCTACACCGACAGCGGCAGCATGCTCATGTGAGATGCCGTGAATATCAGATACCTCTGTAGGAATTTCCCAGCCGTCAGGGGCAATGATCAAATCCAGTGTGGCGATCTCCTTACGCGTATCAGTGTCAGCCAGAATTGCGGCTAGTTGCACCAGGTGCGGCTGGTGTTCACTTTCGCTGGGAGATTTCCAGTCGGGTAGGCCAGTGGTTTCAGTGTCGAAGAAGAGAACGGGGTTCATAGTAGACTCCAAAGAAAAGGGGCCTTGCGGCCCCTCATGGTGGGAAGTATTAATTGGTTAAGCGGCTAGTTGATCCATCGCAGCGGAATAGCCAGACCAGCTATCGACGCCCATGGCCTCCAAGGCGCGCAGCTTGGCTTGGTCGGCTAGTAACTGGTCATACTCGCTGCGGCTGATCGTGACCTGCTCCGACGCTTTGACCTCGCTAGTACGCTGGAAATTGTTAGCAGCGGTGTTTAGGCGGCTGGTATCGAAGGTTTGGCTAACCGTTTTGTCTGGCCCGCTAGCGTAATCGACACCATGGTAAGCCGGGTTTTTGCTTTCAGCAGCGACGGGCATTGGTTCAGGTTCTGGCTCTGGCTCTGGCTCAGGTTGAGCCTTACGCTTCTCTGCCGCTTCGCGTTCAGCTTTCTCACGGCGCAATTCTTCAAGCTCACGTTGATCAGCTGCGCGCTTCTCTTCTTCTTCACGCAGGCGCTTACGATCCGCTTCCACCTGGGCTTGCTCTGCCGCAAGCCGTTCACGTTCCAACGTTTGTCCGTGTTGCTCGCTGATGCGCTTTAGCACTTCGACTTTGGCATCTTCAGCTTCCGCAGTCACATCAAAGTAGCCGTCTACGTCGATGGCCACGGCGGCATCGTGAAGATCAGCCAGGCCATTTGAATCAAGCCCAACGGCAGTATCCAGAAAGCTCCAAATTTCCACATTAATACGCTCTCGCAGCTTAGCGATGCGTTCCTGCTTTTCACGCTCGGCGCGCTCATCTTCTGATTTTTTGGCGTCTTTAAGCGGCTGCTCTATTTCTTTTAAAGAAGCTACTAAATACTTGCCGTAGCCATTTACTTGTTCAATAAAATCTCGGTGTTTCTTAGTTGTTGCTTTACGGCGCTCTTCCGTTTTGGTGCGATAGCCAGTCAGCTCCTTAATGCCTTTCTTGCATAGCTCGTAACCGTCTTTTGTTTGGACGTTTGGCACTGTGCCGTATTGCTCTCGCAGCCCTGCCAGGGCCTGCTCAATAGCATTCAGCTCAACAAGTTCACCTTTATAGTCAATATCGGGGGCTGCGTTAGTCATGGTTCGCTTCCTCTTTTTGCTGTTTGGCTTTTTCTTGCTCGGCATAGACGCGGGCGATACCTTCATCGCGTGCCTTGATGATTACGTTGCGTCCATCATCCGGTTCCATGCCAGCCATTTTGGCCTTATCTGCAACACGCTGAAGTACGCGCTCAGCCGCCAAAGTGATGCTTTTTGGATGGGGGATTTTGTTGCGCAGCGTATCGGCTTCACGTTTGAGCCAATCGCGGTACTCGTCTTTGTATCGCTCTATCTCAGCGTCTTTATCTTCGGCAACCTGAATAGCGGTTGCCGCCTGCTGGACATCCTTGTAGTCCTTCTTGTCGAACTTGCCGTAATAAACGTCAGCGGCGAATCCAAGAAGGCTTAGGCATTTCTTGATGGCATCGGTAACCGATTTTTTAGCGGGGTCTTCGTCTGTTACCCAGTAGTTGCCTCTTGTGTAATAAACAGCGGGGGTGTGGCCATACTGACTAATTTCGCCCAGTTCCCCTTTCCATTTGTACCAAAGAGCTAATCGAATTGTGTGCGTTAGCTCGTGGCCAAGTAGCATGCCTCTTTTATGGTCGTAAACGGGGGCACCTTGATCAAAGCGATCTACTTCAATTCGATAGCCCCAGCCGATACCTATTGGGCCAAATTTTTTGGTGGCTAGTTCGATAACGTGCATAGCGTCAAGAGCGGTTAGTTTTTGGCCCTTAACTTCTTTTTCCTTAATAGCTGTGGTCGGTGTCTTATCAACATCACGCCATAGCTCTAAGTGATCGGCGCTATCGACAACGCGATAGCGTCCGGAAGGCACGCGAATGCGTGGCTTCTCATTAAATGAATTCATGGTTTATACTCCCCTATGATCTTCTCAGACGTCGATCAATGGCCCCTGACGTGTTCGCGCACGAATGGGGCTTTTTAGTTTTCGCGGCTTGGCTCTTGGTCCTGTGCTTCTGCAAGCAGCTTGCCTAGCTCAACGTGGTCCTTGACGTTCAAGCTGGTGCTACCCTTTGTGACGTAGTAAACCGCCACGCCAGTCTCTTCATCCCAGCCCGCTTTGCCTGTGAGTCGCCATTCGCTCATGCGGCTCTCCAGCTTGCTTCCATTTCTGCCTGTTCTTCTTCGAGACTAAACTGCTCATCTTCAGCGATGTCTTTTGCCCAGGCGTACAACACGCTTTGACCAGCAGTGGACTGGATATAGGCATCGACCATATCCGCCACCGTTGTTGATGCTGTTAGCTCTTCGACTGCGCTGGCTAAGTCACCAACCTCATTCAAATATATGCCGAATCTCGCAATGCCTTCGGCGTCACCGTCATGTATCGATTCACTCAGTGATTCGGCGCGTAACTGAATTTTTGTCGAGCGTTTCATCAGGCGCTCCAAAGCTGAAGAAGTGGGGCGGCTGCACCGGCTCGGCGGCTTGCGTATGCTTCCAGCCTTGCCGCGTTTGCGCGGTCTGAAGCTTTGCTTAAATCAGGCTGGAAAGGGCGGCTTGCCAGTTTTGGGCGTTGACCTACTGCAAAGCCCTTCGCGCGTCGTTGTGCGCGTTGCTCAATCAGTGCGGCGTTCATGTCGTTTCACCTTGAAGATGAGTGAAAAGGGGTAGCCGCGACGCTTAGCTGCTCGCTTAGCATTTTTGCGGCTACAAAAAAGCCCCAGGTCGAGGCGGGGGATAGTCAAGTGAAGATGCTGCTCACGCAGAATAAAGCGGGTCATCCCACACCTCTCGGAGCTGATCTCGTAGTGCCTTATCTGCTTTGCGCTGGTCAATCTCGCGCCGACGGCTGTAACGCAAAGCTGCAGCTTTATCGTTGCGGCTGTTTAGCTCGCTTTTTGTAATTGCCTTAGTGGGTAGAGTTGCCATAAAGCCTCCTGTGTAGTGCGCGCCGCCTGCGCTAATGCAGTGCCAATGCGGTTAGTGGAATTCAAGCGACGCGGGCATGGCGACTCGGCAAGAGGCCATGCCGTAAAAAAGCCCGCTGGGCGCGGGCAAGCAGGGAGTTGATGCGGGTGCATCGATATGCTGCCTGGCGCTTCCCCATAGCCCATGGCAGATACAGGGCAAGCAGCATACCGATGCCGCCTGTGTTCTCAGCCCAGACGGCAGGCATTAAGTGGCACTATCGCAGCTCCCGCGTCTTAGTTATCCTGAAGTTTCCACACACCAGGAGCTAAAAAATGGAACAACCACCAAAACTGCCGAGGATTGCGGCTCTGACGGATGTAGACTTTGCTGAACAGCACGAAGAATTAATGAATTGTTTGACTGATTTGGCTTTCAAGGCTGGTCCAGAAGGAATGAGTGATGTGACAAGAGCCAGCTCGGCACTAACAAACCTTCTCTCAAACCTCAGCGCTCGTATGCAAGTGTTAGAACAACTTGCTATTCGAGACGGCAAATACCCCACTGAATACGAATAATGCGGCATTCGTAAAAGGTTGGCTGTCATCGCCTGCGGTGGCGGCCACCTTATTCATTAGCGCCTGCTCAAGGTCTCGCTGTTGTTTTCTAAGCTTGGTAATCTCACTTTCTTTTTGCTGTATAGCCTCTTGGTTTTGTTGGGCTGCGAGGTAGAGTTCCTTCAGTTCTTCGCTCATAAACGATCTCCTGTGTAATTCGTGAAACACGCCGGGTCCGATCCGCCCAGACTCCCGGCTTACGCCGGTATATTCTTTTCTGCATATGCAGCTTCAGCGAGCTTCCGAATGCCCACTCTTCGAATGGGCCATTTCGTCCCAGCATTTCGACAGCCCTGAGCGGCGTACTCCTAGCGAACTCTCGCGGCGTTACCCGCTACGGCTGGCTAGGCTCATCGTGTTGTTAAAGAGCGTGGCCTGTTAGGGCCTGAACACGTTGCGGTGTGTTCGTGCTAATAAAATTAGCTCGATGCTAAATATTCGTCAATAGCAAAATGCTAAATTTTTATTTAGCGCACAAAAAAACCGCCCCGAAGGGCGGTTATTCAATCTTTGGTTTATTAGCCGTCACATGCGCAGCCGCGGGGCCTTGTGCAGTTGTAGTTCCGGCTAATGCATGAGTTACCACACGCCTTGCCTTTGCGACAAACTTTGCAGCAGCCGCCTTGAGCTATGGATAGCTCTGCAGGGATTTCTCCTATTATTTCTTGGCAGCTAGCCTCGTTAGTTACTGACATATCTTGAAAGACTTGCTGTTGCTGGCTTTCTTGAAAGGGTGCGCTGGAAGTGGGTTCATTGGCTATAGCGGACGTCGTTACGAACAGCGCTATAAAAATGGCAACTATGAATTTCCCCATCATTGATCCCCTGTTTAAATTATTGTTTTTAGCCTTAATGACTCCACTAAGAGTATCAAAGAAGGCCTAGCGTTAGCGCAAAAAACCGCCTTGAAGGGCGGGTTAAGTTTTGAGAAAGCGATTGAAAAAGCTAGCTAGCAAATATTAACATGAGAAATGTTCACGTTATGAGCATCATTTATGTTTAATTCTAATTTGAATTGGCGGCCCATGTCGCAAAAGCCTGACGATGACGGAGATGACTATCTACTGCTAAACCCCTGCGACGGATATCATGTTGTGGTGGCTTTCAAAGGTGAGTTTTACCCATTCGCAAGCAACACCCCCTATCAAAAGAATTATTTTTTATGCTGGGCCAAGCTACCAGCGCTTGATTCTAGCGACTGGCCTAGAGTGGCGGTCTAGGCCATCATCAGGTGCGTAGCACCCTGGTAGATATTGAAACTTGAGCGTATTGGTAGGGGAAAGAAGCTTGCCAGTTTCAATAATCATATCTTCAGCTTTCGATATTTTAGCTGGCACCTGTTGTATGAGTTTTCTCCACTTATCAAGAGTGGCGTCATTCATTCCATCAATAGCTTCATCAGTTAAAGCCATTAGCTCGCTTAACGGAGACTGAAGTCCAGCTACAAGCTCTTCATGGAAATCATAGCCAGCGGCTTGCAGTCCATCCAAGCGTATTCGCAAGTCAGCAACGGTAGGTTTCTCTCGATCAAACCATTTCGTAAATTTTAGCTGAGTACCCTGTTTCTTATGCAGCGTGCGAGCATCCTCAATTTTTAATCTGTCCTCATTATCGATATAGCTGACGCGACGCTTTGATAGTTTTTTGACTTCAGACCAAGCGGATGGGTGTTCACGCATCTGCTGTTTTTTTCTTTTTTGAAGAGGTTTTGCGCGCTCAATTACAGAATCTAATAAAGAGCTATTTTGCGAAGCGTCTTTCCTAAAATCTGAAACCGCTTGGCGGTTTTTTGCTCTGCGCTGCTCAGCATTAAAGCGGTTACGCTCATAATCAAAGTCAGCACCCAAGTGTTTTTTGCCGCATCTGTTACCTATGTTGGTCTCCAAGCCGTCGCTAGTAAGCACTAAAAAACCCCTGCCGTGCTTAGTTCTGCATGAGCTGATTCCGCATGGTATTTGTTGATCTTCTGGGAACTGGTAAGCCTGCAATATAAATTTAAGCTTACGATTAGTAACAGGGGAAAAGTCAACTTCCTCTTGAAATTTTGGGCGGCTATAAAGGTCCGCCGGGCTGTCAATTCTTATCTGATTCTGCATTTAACCTCCACTTATACCCCGTCCAAGAAGAGTGTGACAACAGCGCTAGTCAAACACCTCCCACCAGAATACGCGTCCGATGATCTTTGGGGCATCGGGTCCCATGAGGCTATAGGTTTCCTCTGGATACTCTTCAGAGTTATCACTAACTAAGCGGACGCGACCTAGCGGTAGCTTGTAAAGGCGCTTAATGCGGAGCATGCCGCCGTGATCGAGGGCGTAGATTTTGCTATCTATGATGTGTCGTGTGCCTTTATCAATCGCGATAGGTGAGCCGTCTGCGATAGTGGGCATCATTGATGTGCCAGTTGACGTTGCACATGCAGCGTTTTCTGGTGAGATACCCAGCTTGGCAAGCTTTGAAAGTGGGAAGCGCATGGTGTGCCCATGATTTTCAACCACTTGAGTGCGGCCATCCCCTGCAGCAAATTCAACCTCTCTGAAGCAGGGTAGCTCGACCTCATCGGGCCGGAGCGGCTCCTCACCATCAATGATTTCTACTGTGTGAAGCTCTATTTCATTGGTCCCCGGCACCTTCTTGATGAACCTGGCACCTGCATTATGGCTGTCGATATCTGAATCAGCATGCGTCCTATCCAACCAGCCAACAGGCAAGCCTTCCGCGCGTTCTATTTTGCGCGCGAGCGTATCCCCCAAATTCCTCACTGACTTTTTCGAGGTTATCTGGCTGAGCGTAGAGGCTGATGTATCCCATTTGTCAGCACACGCCGCTTTTGTGCGTGTCTGCATGAGTTTCAGCAAGTTTTCTTTGCGAATTTGATAAGCGTCCATACCTGGATACTCGCAGTATTTAGCAGAATGATAAATATGCAAAATGCTAATCCTTGCTTGATTTTAAATTAGCGCAAAGCTAAATTGTTTAGCATTAAACAGGAGATGCCGTATGTCTCATCAATTACGAACTTGGCTTAGCAAAACATCATCCGATCAACGACAGCTGGTAGCAGAGAGCGCTGAAACGTCAGTGGCCTATCTGTGGCAGCTCTCGGGTGGACATAGGAAAGCATCACTTGAAATGGCCAAGCGGCTTCAAGACGCCACTGATGGTGAGCTGACTATTGAAGGCTTGCGCCCCGATATTTTTGGCGATCCAACAACACAGGTCGCCTAGTCCCTGCCGCCTGCCTGTGAAGGCCGCGATATTCCCACGGTACAGAGGTAATTCCATGACTCGATACCTGCCTGATGATCGCCGCCGTAAACAGGAAGGCGAACATTTAACAAACGTGGTGAAGGTTCGCTTCACCGATGCTGAGCTTGCCGACATAGAGCAAGCGGCCGAAATGACGACCGGCGGACGTATTGCGCCGCTTCTTCATGAGCTTTCTTTGGAAGCCTTGGAAGCGCGCCGTATTCAGCAAGCTAAGTTGCTGGACGATCTTGCGAACGGAAGAACGCTGGACGAAAGCGCCCGCCAAGCTTTGGCCGATCTGATGGCCCGCAACGCTGAACGTCATTTGCTAGACAAGGTGGCACAGCGCGCAATGGCCTGAAAGGGCCGAGGAGTAATTCGTGATTGATCGCCAAGTAATTGCGCTCGCGGTGACAAGTATGTCGCCAGAAGGGCGTCAGGCAGCGGAGGCAGAAGCGGTTAAGCGCCGCATGAGTGTTGAGGATGTTGTGCTGGAGGCGAATCTGGAAATGGTTCAAGACCAGTTGTATTCGCTGCGTCGCGTCACGCCAGCGTTAAAAGTTATTGAGGGAGGTCGGGCGTAAGCCTGACTTTTCGACATTAGGCCCTGATAGGGCAGTCCTGAAACGACAAAGCCCAGCAATAAACGCTGGGGAGCGTGCTGGGCTTTGAAGTAAACAACGTGAGTTAATTATGACTAATACCGCTGAGATTTTCCAGTTTCCACGTCGAGAAGACGTCGATAGGCCGGAGCCAGAGCGCTCTGGCAGGGGGCCACAAGTGGAAGACGGCTATACACGAATAGCTGATGAGTTGTACAAGGTGATTAATAATCGCCATACGTTCCCTGGTACAGCAACACACTTGAGGATCGTACACGCCATTATTGTGCGCACCTATGGTTTCAACAAAACCATGGACGAGATAGCTGATACGCAGCTGGCTGAAGACACTGCCATTCCGCGCCAAAAGATTAACCCTGCCAAGCTTCAACTGCTTGCGATGAAGGTATTAAAGCTTTCTCCGGACGGAAGAAAAATTGGGGTTAACAAGCACCACCGTGAATGGGATTTTAGTTCTCGCCCTGAAAAAAAAGCACCTCAACGCAAAGAAGTTCCAAATGGTGACACTGTCACCAAAAAGGTGACTCCAAGCGTCACCGATTTGGGGACACACAATAGAGAGATAGATAGATTAGAACCTAAAGGTTCTAAATTTTCGTCGAAGAAAAAAACTTCTCCGAAAAAATGGGGCGAGGAAATTGACCATGAGCTTGCCGAGTTCATGCACGCCACCGTCACCGCTGAGCTGACCAATCCCAAGAAACCCAATCTGACTGCCTGGGCCAACGATATGCGCCTGATGCGTACTCGTGATGGTCGCACCGTCGAGCAAATCCGCTACCTGATCACCTGGGTTTCCAGAGACTCGTTCTGGAAAACCAACGTGCTGTGCCCGTCGAAGCTGCGCGAAAAGTGGGATCAGCTCGAACTGAAGGTTATCGCTTACAAGGAATCTCGCCATGCCAACCGCTCAGGAACTGACGCAAAGCGCGCTGAACAGGATCGAATCGCAGCACGCCTCGCCAACCCAAACGACGACGGCTGGATGGATGGGCTCTTCGAAGAAGACGCAGCTGCAGGAGTTGGTGAACCGAGTATTTACGCGACTGGAAGCGATATACCCAAGGACGTGGCGAACGGCGTTCAGCACGGATCAGATGCTGACGTTGGCCAAACGGGAGGTAGCTACCTCGATGGCGAAGTGGTCAACCCTGCCGACAACGCAAGCGGTGGATGCAGCGGTCGAGCGGATCAAGGCGGAAGGTGGGGAATGGCCCCCGAGCGTGGCCAGTCTGGTGAGGTTTTTGAAGCCGAGGCCGGAGGATTTTGGAATGCCTGACGTGGAGATTGCATTCAGCGAGGCGATTCAGAACAGCCAGAACCCAGCTGGCCACCGCTGGAGCCACGCCGCCGTGCGTGAAGCGGGTAAGGCAACTGGCTGGTTTGATCTGGCTCAGGCAAGCAGCGACTCCAAGATTCGTGCCCTGCGCTCGACGTTCCGCAAGCAGTACGACGCCGTGGTGAATCGCGTCATGGCCGGTGGAACGGTTGAAGCGCGTGGGCTGGTGGGCCATGACGGCCAGCTAAGCGCTGCACAGATTGCAGAGCGCAACGGTCGTGAACAGGCCGCCGCCGAGGCTGAGTCAAAATTCGGTCGCCGCATGAGTGGCGAGCAGGGCATTGCCGCGCTGAAAGGGTTGCTACGGGGAAATGATGCATGAGCATTCACGAATCTATGAATCAGTGGGGAAAGATGCGGCGTTATGAAGGAGATGCCTTCAAAGAACTTATTGGGGTTGATCCTGCAGAGCCAGATGCAGAAGGAATCGAGCTGGTGTTGGAGGTTTTGGGAGATCAAGAGGCCCACACGATCACCACCATCGACGCCTATCTAACTCTCGATGGAGTGGATCTTAGCTGCTGCCAAATAGCTGCCTGCATCCACCGCCTGTATATGGATGGTCACAATATAAAGCTGCTCCCACCCTACGACATATTTGGGTGCCCCGAGCGATTTAAGCTGATTGGGAAGGCTGAGCCTTTAGCGGGAGGTGCGGCATGAGCAGAGACATTTACACCGACCCTCGCCCTGGCGACCGAGTGCAATTCAGGAGTTATGGAGACGAAAAGCCTAGGAACCCAGTTGTTGTGACTAAGGTGGATGAGCGAGGAGTTAGCTTCGTGAGGCCAAGTGAAGGAAGTTTTGGTTTTGCGGGCTGGGAGATATGGCAGTGCCGAAAATACAAGATGCAAGAGCTTCTTTCTGGGCCTCAAGAGGTTATTGAAGGGGGGCGACATGACTAAGCGCAAGAATAAACGCCAGCCTATTTACTTTCGCGCCGTACGCCTGATTGATCCCGCCACTGGCGCTGAGGTCTCTGCATTTGTTCCTGCAGGCGCTGCTGACGTTAACACCATCAAGGAGCGTGGCATCAATATCGGCAACATCGTGAGGGGTGACATAACGCGACCGCGCAATATCGAGTTCCACCGTCTCGCCCATGCAGTAGGCGGCCTAGTAGCTGAGAGTATCGATAAGTTTTCAGGCATGAATCATCACGAAGTGCTTAAGCGTCTCCAGTTTGAGTCTGGCGTTGAGTGCGACGTGGTACGTACAGAGCTACCAGAATTCGGCATGGTGCTAGAAAACAAGCAGCCGCGTTCACTGGCGTTCGATTGCATGGAGCAAGGCGAGTTTTACCAGTTCATGCGCGGTATCTGTAGCCATATCGTTAATGAGTATTGGCCTGAGTGTTCACCCGAGCAGGTTGAGGCTATGGCCCAAGCAATGCCTGGAGTGACTGCCTGATGCTGCCCAACGAGTGCTACTTGCCGACAAAACCGCACCGCTGCCGCCAGTGGTTGAGCAACGTGCACGAGATAGATAGCTGCGTGCTTTGCGGTACCTGGGGCATCCAAGCCGCCCATAGCAACCAACACCGTGGTCGCGGGCAGAAGGCTAGCGACGCATTAACAGCTGCGCTTTGCCCAAAGTGCCACGGTGAAATCGATAACGGTAAGCACCTTAGCCGTGAGGAGCGTCGAGCGCGTATGAACGAGGCCATCGTTCTAACACTAGATCAACTAGCTAGGCGTGGCCTGGTTAAGGCGGCCAAGTGATGAGCGCATGGATACTAATCGCTGTCGCCATTGTGGGCGCCGCCTTCCTGTTCGGGCTAGGCCTCTATCTGACTGACGGCTACGACGACCAAGGCGAACCGCTGGAGTACCGATATGATCATGATTAGCAGCAAGACCGGGCAGCGGTTGGCGAAAGCGCGAGCATCAGAGCTGGCGGCGCTTAATCATTGGGTTAAATACCCAAGCCAGGAAAATTGGGAGGTATGGCAAAAGACGCAGATCGAGAGAGCGGCTGCTGGTAGCGAGTTGGGTGACGAGTTGATAGCAGACCGCCACCACGAAGCTGAGGGAGACTGATCATGAGTGATTTAGCCCTAGGCCGCATGAAAGCCGGAAAGATGAATAAGACAGAGGCGGCTTATGCCTCACTGCTTGAATCTTTGAAGCACGCGGGTGAGATCGTCTGGTACTCGTTTGAGGGGATGACGTTCAAGCTGGCCGACAACACTCGCTACACGCCTGACTTCGCTGTTATGCGTGCTGATGGGCTGATCGAACTGCACGAAGTGAAAGGCTTTTGGCGGGATGACGCCAGGGTAAAGATTAAAGTGGCCGCTGAGCTTTTCCCGTTCCGTTTCATTGCTGTGAAGAAGCAAAGCAAAAAAGCTGGCGGTGGTTGGTCTACGGAGGCTTTTGAGTGATCGAGCGCCCAACGCAATGGCCAGATGGTCGCCCGCTTGGTGGGGTGAATGGCTACCCAGCTGAGTGGCACGAATGGGCCAGAGAGTGCGAGGTGAAGTTCATTGCACGACAAATGCTAGCGGTACCAAGTGAGCAACGTAGAGCAGTACACGCTCAGTGGGAAAAGAAGTTCCCGCACGCAACACCGCAACGGATAAAAGACGTTTGGAATGAAGTGGTTGCAGAGATAAACGCAACACGGCAGGCAACAAAACGCAACAGTTGCGCCATAACGCAACGAAAACGCAACGGTAGGGGGAAGTGATGCGTTACGACTCGGCACGATCAATGATATTTCAGGCGTATCAAACGCGACGCGGGAACAGCCCTATTGCCGATTTGTTCGACAACCTCAAACGGATACGTGAAAAGGTGGGTGATAACGGTGCCAAGCTGCGCAGTTTGATAGCAGAGCATAAACGCAACGTGAAGGCGCTCAGTAACGCAGGGCCTTTTGACGCAAACCTCGATGAACTGAAGCGGGCAGTAGCAAATAGCGAACGCCGCTTATCTGAAATGCGCACTGCTCTTGAGGATGTATCGAAGTCGAGTAATGAGGGCGTTTGCCCCGACAATGATTGGAAGATCGTGCATGGCTTGGAGGCTGGCCAAGTAATCAGTGCCGTCGAGAACCAACCGCAACACCTGCAGGCTTTGGCACGCTACTGTTTCGGGCCATTTACTAAGGATGAGCTCGCAGAAGATCGGGAGTGGCTGCACACCGCGTTGATGCACGTTGGCATGCAAATGCGCTTGCCTGGGCAAGGCCAAAATGAACGTCCATCAGTGGAAGCGGTGCGCCAGTTGCGTTGGATAGTGTCGGCTGCGATACACCACCACGCTGAGACGACATATCCCTATAACAGGCCAGGGTTGCACAACCCTCGGCGCATTGCTGCGTGGATTGAGCAGGAGCATGGGGAAGAGATTGAGGTGCGCCGTTGGTCTGCGCATGGGCGTACTTGTTGGCGGGGCGTGTGGGAGCGGTTGCTTGATACGCTGGATCGCTGGGAGTGCCAAGTATTAGGCTCGGTTGCGATTTTAATACCAAGAGCTGCTTAAAAAAAAAGCTGTAAGCATTCTCTTACGCCCTAAGGGGCATTGCCATAAGGTTGAATATATCGTTCCCTGACTCTGCAACTCCTAAAATTAATTAACGAAAGGACATACAAATGGCAGAGCGCAGAGTTACAGCTACAGGCAAAGATCGCGATGGCGATATTCTCCGATTATGCAATGGAGCTTATGCAGGCACTTGGTCACCGCGAAGCAAGGCTAACGCAATTAATGACATCGAAACGCGGGCTCACTCCTACTACGTAGAAGACTCTTACGGGAGGCGAGCAAACGTACTTGTTGTTGGCACTGGATCAAATAAATATTTGCGGACGAATCCTGATTCCTCCTGTTCAAATAACCTCGATAATCTACCTCATTGTTAATAGTGAAAAAGGTTGTGCTTGCATGATGTGCCTGAAATGGCTAATCTATCTTCACTATCCAATTCTACGCCCTGGCTTTGAGCCGGGGCGTTTTGCTATGAGGCCCTGCGAGTGCCGCCGTTGCTGCCAGAATACCTAAGCCTACCATTGCAAATCGTTGTTGAAGCGCCCGAGACCGATTGGAAGGCGGTCATTGCTGGCGGTTTTTTTACACTACTTGGTGCTGGTATAGGGGCTGGGCTTGGTGCCTACTTTAGCTACATGGCTGCTACAAGAGCGCAAAAAAAAGTTGCTCTTGAAGAAAAGCGAGAACGAATTTTAAAGCTGTGTGAAGAATGCAAGCACCATGCTGAAGTAATTAAAAGAAAGAGCCAGGAAAATTATGCTATCAAAAGGACTGAACCAAAAAAGCCCTTACCGAATAACCTTAGGCGAGATGAAGAAGAAGCATTAATACAATTCCGCGAGCTATACCTATTGGTTAATGATTACTATCCTCAAATCCCTGCCACCCTGCATGAGAAGCTTGATTATTGGAGCAAAAGCTCAGGTAATAGCATAAAGTGGGATGAGCTGTTGCAAGAAATTAAAGCTATCGAGGACTACTTGAAAAAATAGCCTGCTACTCAGCGGGCTTTTTGTTTAGGTTGCATTAGAGATGGCTTGGTTAGTAAGGGAAGCCAACCGAGGCGGCATGCAGTCGCACGGTGACTCAGGAGCACCCACCAAGCCTTCTTCAGTTCAACCGAACATTCTGCCTTTACACCTTCACCCAGTTATTCCCCTTAACCTGAGTGGGCGGTAAATGGCCGTCATCTGATGTGGTTTGCACTTGTCGAGCGTTAGGTACCTCTCCACCCCTAGGACCTACCTCTCGATACAAGCCTGGGCTTGGTGGTTTCTGCCCTGGTTCATACATAACCTTCTTTTTAGTTGCCATAACTAATGCCTTTTGTTGAGTACGCCCTCTCAGCATAGTTTATTAGGGAGTGCGCAATACTCTAACAAGAGGGTCAAACCAATTTCCCCCGCCGTGAGGCGCCGGAGTCCTATATGCCCAATAAGATAAGCCAGCATTTTCACCGCACCGAGTTCGCCTGTAACTGCGGATGCGGCTTCGACACCGTAGACGTTGATACGCTCGTGATCCTTGAGGCCGTGCGCACTCACTTCGGCAAGCCGGTGATCATCAATAGCGGCTGCCGTTGCCCAGATTACAACCGCCGTGTAGGCGGCGCGCCCAATAGCCAGCACACCTTTGGCCGAGCTGCTGATATTCGCGTTTCTGGCGTTCAACCTGATGCCGTTTACGACTGGCTGGCCGCCAACTTTCCATCTGCCAGCCTTGGTCGCTACTCGACGTTTACCCACGTTGATACGCGTTCCAATGGCCCGGCTCGCTGGTAATGGGAGGCGGCGTAATGCCCCAGGAGCGCGACGTGAAACCATCCGTATTCGAGCGGCATATGCAGACAGGGATACAAGTGCTGTTAGTGGCGCTGATTATTTGGGCTGGCTCTGAATTAGTGAAGCTGGGGCAACAGTCAGTCGTTTTAGAAGAGCGGCTAACCATGCAGGGCTTAATGCTTCAAGAAATGCGCCAGGAGCTTAAAAGCTGGGGCGATACTTATTACCGCGCTACTGATGCACGCCGTGAGCTTGACGAGATTGAGAGCCGCATCAACAACCTGAACAGCCGCGTGTCGGCGCTGGAGAGTGTGCAGTGAGCATTGCAGCTAAAGCGTTATCGGTGATTACCGGTCCGCTGTTCAGCGTGATCGACAAGGCTGTTACTGACAAAGACGAAGCGGCGCGCCTCAAGCATGAAATTCAGGCGCAGTTGATTGATGCAGAAAACAGCGCACTTAAAGCTCAGATGCAAGTTGTACTAGCAGAGGCGGCAGGGGAAAGCTGGCTGCAACGCAACTGGCGCCCGATTCTGATGCTTACCATCGTGGCTATCGTTGCTAACAACTATCTGATCGCGCCGTATCTATCAGCCATGTTTGACGTGGGTTTGACCTTGCCATTACCTGACGCACTCTGGAATCTCATGACGCTAGGTGTTGGTGGCTATATTGCTGGCCAGACTGCTGAGCGAGGCATTTCAACGTGGCAAAGTGGGCAAGTGGCCCGAGAACAAGCTAAAGCGCAAGGTTTATATAGAGAGATTAAAGGGAGATAGCTTCAGAGCCGAGCTTAATAGTAATTGTGATACATATCCCTTGTTAAACCGGACTGCTACAACAGCCCGGAATGGTATTACTTCTTCTTCTCCTTTCTAACTCCCTTGAACGGCGTCTGGTCACTTGTCTTCTGATCCATGAATCGTCCAGTAGAAGTGTCCCGCTTAACCCAGTTGCCGGAAGGGGTTTGTGTTTGAGATCGACCCTTAACCGCACCGTTACGCTTGCCATCTCCTGAAGGAGGGTTCGTTGCCATGTTGATCACCTCGCTAGTGAAACCATGTTGATCGAATTAATCTTCGACCATTAGTAAGTGTACATCTGCTGGAGTGTTGAAATGTCTATTTCTGAGTTTTCTAGACAAAAGTCTCTAACCCCGTTAGGGGAGGCAGCATCTGAACGTTTCGAAAATAAAATTAGGGATGCAATTGAGGATGCTAAATCCGAGGGGCTTTGTTGGGGAATGATTGTAGCTGTACTCCATCAAGCGGCTCATTGGATGCACCTTAGTATTGATAAAGAGTGAACATTGCCTCTTGAAGGCACTAGATTTCTCGCCGTGAGGCGACACGCCACGCTGTGAAGCGTTGCACATCGGCCATGCCGTGAGGCAGTGCCACCCTCGCCGCACGCTGTGAAGCGTCCGGCACCTATTCTATGGAGACGCTGCCTGCAAGGGCGGCGTTTTTTGTATGGCCCAACGAAACGACTGGGAGCTGATCGAGCGCGAATTCCGCACTGGTCGTTTCTCGATGACTCAGCTCGAAAAGCGCCACGGCGTTCATCGCTCCACTATCTCCCGCCGTGCAAAGAAGGGAAATTGGGAAAAGGATCTAACTGAGCGGGTACGTGAGCGGACGCAGCAGAAAATCACCAAAGCGTCTCTGTCGCCGGAGGCCCAAGCTGCTTTCGACAATGACGATGATCAAATCGTTGAGTATGCAGCGAACGAAAACGCTGCTGTCGTTAAGGGGCATCGTAAGAATTTGGATCGTTGGCGGGGTATTGCTGAGCGCTATGCCGAGCTCCTGGAAAGCCAGCTAGCCGAAGGCAAGATCGCTGTCGAGCTACCCTCGGGTGGTACTGCTGAAATAGACGTGCCGCTTGAGTATGTCGGTAAGTGCATGGGCCACGGCACCCAGGCGTTAGACCGCGTTATCAAGCTGGAACGTCAGAACTACGGGCTTGATGTCAACGACAAAGACGACGGCGTGAAGTCGTTTGAAGAGCTCATGGCAGAGGTCGCGCCTAATGATCCTGCCACCGAGTGAGCGGGCACGCCAGGTTAAGCGCGCAGAAGCATACCTACGAGCACACGCGAAAGGCAGGCTAACCGATAAAGCTGACTTGCTGGCCGCGCTTAGCCTCAAATGGTTTCGTCTCAATTCGCTCTACAAGATCAAGAATAAGTCAGGTAAGAAAGTGCGCTTCAAGCCTAACAAGGCGCAGCGGGAGCGCTACCTGAATGGCCACTGCCTTGACTTGATACTGAAGGCTCGCCAGTTGGGCTTCACAACGTTCGAGATGATCGACGCGCTGGATGACTGTCTGTTCAAGGATAACTTCGCGGCGGGCTGTATCTGTCACAAACTGGAAGATGCCCAGGACATTTTCAGAAACAAGATCACCTTCGCTTACGAGAATATCGACGACGCCTGGCACGCACTGCTGAAAATGCTGGGCACCAAGATACCCAAGGCAATCAGTGACAAGAGTGGTAGCGGCGCTTATGTCTTCGATAACGGCTCAAGCATCAAAGTCAGCACGTCATACCGTGGCGGCACGCTCCAGCGTTTACACGTATCTGAGTTCGGCAAGATATGCCGCCAGTTTCCACATAAGGCCAAGGAGATCGTCACCGGTGCGTTTGAAGCCGTCGGTATTGGCAATCAAATAACGCTGGAATCGACCGCCGAAGGCCGCGAGGGATATTTCTTCGACTACTCGCAGACCGCGCAGCAGCTCAAGGAAATGGGCCGCACGCTGACGGAAATGGACTTTCAGTTTCATTTCTTCCCTTGGTGGCAAGAGCCTACGTACACGATGAGCCCCAAGGGCGTCGTGATACCGCAGCGTCTGGCGGAATACTTCGAGCAGCTTGAACACAAGCACGGCATCAATACGACCGACGGCCAGCGTGCGTGGTACGCCAAGAAAGCGGAAAAGCTGCAGGATGATATGCAGCGGGAATATCCCAGCACGCCAGAGGAAGCGTTTAGTCAGTCTGTTGAGGGCGCTTACTTCGCCACACAAATGCAGTTCCTGCGCAAGAACAAGCGCCTCACGTCTGAAGTGCAGGTTAATCCCAGTCTGCCGGTTTATACCGGTTGGGATTTAGGGATGAATGACACGATGGCGATTTGGTTTGCTCAAGTCGTTGGGCGTGAAGTGCATCTTGTCGACTATCTGGAAGGTGAAGGCGAGGGCATTGAGTACTACGCCGACTTGTTGAACAAAAAGGGGTATCGCTACGGTGGCCACTTCGGTCCTCACGATCTAGCCGTTAGAGAGTTGGGTACTGGCCTGAGTCGTTCCGACGTTGCCAAGGGCTTCGGCATTAACTTTGAAACGGTACCGCGCATTAGCAACCACGCCGAGGGTGTTCAAGCGACGCGTCAATTCCTGCCAATGTGTTGGATTGACGAAGAGGCCTGCCATCAGGGCGTGCTATGCCTCGATAACTACCGGAAAGAATGGGACGACAAGCGCGGTGTGTACAAGTCAACGCCTCGCCATGACTGGGCATCCCACGGTGCCAAGGCCCTAGAAACCCTCGCGCGTTCATCACTGTTTGCAAGGGCGCAACTGCCCGCCACGCCCGCTAACCGCTCGTCACGCGGTGGCTGGGGCGCACACACTTAATCACCCCGCCGGGAGGCGCTATGATCCACACCACCCCGAACGGCTCGCAGCAACAGCGGGCGCGCACGGCAGCATTGCGCTTGTCAGGCCTGCAAAGCCGGGAAATTGAGAAGTTTGCCCGCGATGCTGCCATGGGCATGGCGCAAGAGTTGATGAAGCACGGTATCCCCATTCCCTCTAAGCGCTTTCGCCCGGACGTGGGTTATGTGCAGATCGATATGATCATCATCGAAGAGAAGGTCACGACGCCAGAGCCAGGCATGCGCCTGCAGTTTGAAGTTGAGGGCAATATGGGCGTGACGTTTAACGTCAAGCTGCTTGAGTTCTTAGACGATCCCGCTGGCTACGTGACCGATCTCTTTAAGCAGCTAGGCCCAATGCGCCGCAACGTGCAACGGATGCGTACCCACAAGCGTGCCGCTGATGCCGCTATTTACCGTGCGATAACGCAGGGTGCTGCTAATGGCTAGTTTGGGGCTACTGCAATACAAGTCGGCGACTGAGATGCACGCCGAGCAAGCCGCCGAAGCTCAGCAAATGCAGGTCGAGGAGGAACGCCGTCGTCAGCTCATGGAGTCGTCGCTGGGTGCGCACATTCGCCGGTCATGGGAATCCGCCAAGACAGCCAAGCAAGAAGTTGAATACCGACTGTTGGATTGTCTGCGTCGTCGTAAAGGCGAGTACGACCCTAACAAGCTGTCGGCAATCCGCAAAGAAGGCGGTGCCGAGATTTACATGATGTTGACCGCCACTAAGTGCCGCGCTGCCGGGGCTTGGATTCGCGACATTATGATGCCTGCGAATGAGCAGCCGTGGGGCCTACAGCCTACACCGGTGGCAGACGTGCCCGACGAGTACATTGCCCCTGTATTCCAGCAGATGCAGCAGCAAGCCATGCAGGCGGAGCAGGAAGGCCAACAGGTTGATATGGCCGCGTTGATCGAACAAGCGCGTGAGCAAGTGCGGCAAATGGCGCAAGAGAAGGCAGAGGAAGCTGCCGAACGCCATGAAGACGTGATTGCCGATCAGCTAGCCGAGGGCGGCTGGTCTGAAGCATTTGAACAGTTCGTTGATGACTTCGTTACCTACCCAGGCGCGTTTGTGCGTGCGCCGATCCTACGGCGCGTGCCCACACTGGAATGGCTAGAAGGCTGGCAGCCGATCAAGAGCACCACTATCCGGCCTGAGTTCGAGCGGGTATCTCCGTTCGATATGTATCCCAGTCCTGACGCTACAAACGTGGATGACGGCGCGTTCATCATTGAGCGAGCTCGCTTTACTCGGATGCAGCTCAACCAGCTGATTGGTGTGCCGTCATTCAATGAAGAATCTATCCGTCGCGTGCTAGAGCAGTACGGCCAAGGCGGCTTGCGTGATTGGCTATGGACCGACGGCGAGCGTGCTGAGCTAGAAGGGCGTGGCCATGAGTGGCTGACCCACGGCGAAACTATCGACGGCCTTATTTATTCTGGTGGTGCACAAGGCGTGACGCTGCTGCAGTGGGGCGTTAACCCTGACGATATTGAAGACCCGCTGGCAGAGTATGAGATTGAGGCCATCTTGATTGGTCAGCACGTTATTCGCGTTCGCATTAACCGCGACCCGCTAGAGCGTCGCCCTTATCACAAAGCGAGCTACCAGCCAGTACCAGGCAGTTTCTGGGGCCAAGCCATCCCTGAACTCATGGCCGATATTCAAGACGTGTGCAACGCCACCGCGCGAAGCCTAGTGAACAACCTCGCTATTAGTTCAGGGCCGCAGGTGGAAGTGTACGAAGATCGCCTGCAGCCGCAAGAGGACCCGACCAACATTTATCCGTGGAAAATCTGGCGTACTAAAGACAGCCAGGTCACTGGTAATAACGCCGCTGTTCGCTTCTACCAGCCCAGCAGTAACGCTGCTGAACTACTCGCTGTTTACGATCAGTTTGAGCGGCGCGCAGACGATGCCACTAACATCCCACGATACACCTACGGCAATGAGAATGTTGGTGGTGCTGGTAACACCGCTAGTGGCTTATCAATGCTGATGGAGTCAGCAAACAAAGGCATCAAAGACGCTATACGGCACATTGACCGTGGCGTGATGCGCCGTGTAATTGAAGCTTTATGGCTACACAACATGCAGTACAGCGAAGACCCGAGCATTAAGGGTGACTGTAATGTCGTCGCGCGCGGTAGCTCAGCCATGTTGATACGCGAACAGACGAACATGCTACGCCAGCAGTTCCTGCAGCTCACTCAGAATGAAATGGATATGGGAATTGTAGGTATGGAAGGCCGTCGCAAACTGCTGGATAGCGTGGCCGAAAAGCTGGATATGCCCGGCTTGATCCCCACGCAAGAGCAAATGGAGCAGAACCTAGCCGAGCAGCAGAAGGCACAGCAGGCGCAATTAGAAGCCCAGCAGCAGATCGAACAAGCCAAGGCCCAAGCCGAAGTGGCCGTTAAGCAGGCGCAGGCACAGAAGTACGGCGCCGACGCTGCCGAAACCCAAGCTGACACACAAATCGCCCAGCAAATGGCACCGCTGGATGCCCAACATCTGCTAGCACAGATTGCCAAGTTGATAGCCGAAACCCAGAGAGGTGCGAATGAACGAGCAGCAGTGGAAAGCCCTGTCGCGAATCCACAACAGCCCCGAGGGCCAGCACCTGCTGGATATCCTCAACTCCCAGCGCGAGGACTGTCGCAACCAACTGGAGCAATGCCGCGACAGTAATGAGATTGCGCGCAAGCAGGGCGAGGCGACCGCGTTGGCCGGTTTGATTGAGAAATTAAAAAGCGCGCGTGACGTGATCGATGCGCGCTTTGTCGATGCGCGCTTTAAATAGCCGGATGCGTCCGGCCTCACAAGCAAGCCGCTTCTCCGGAGGCGGCTTTTTTGTGGGCAACGCTCAACACTGCAGGTTGAACCCGTTACCCGAATCGTGAACCCCGGCTAAGTCCGGCTCACAGACACGCCAAGAGGCGTCATAGGAGTTGAAATGTCATTACCCCAGTCCGTACAGGCGCAAGTTGACGCCGCCGCACAGCACTTTGACCGCGAACCAGAGAATCCCGACGCCGATAAAGCCAAGGCTCCTGGCAGCGAGCAAAACCCGCCACGCGACGCTGATACGCTGGACACTGACAAACCCGATACGCAACCCGCTGAGCCACCGAAAGATGAACCTAAAGCCGAACCCAAAGCGGAGACAAAAGACGCTTTGTACTGGGAACACCGCTTTAACGTCATTCGCGGCAAGTACGACACCGAAGTACCAGCACTGCGCAAAGAGGTTGAACAGCTAAAGCAGCAGCTAGCCGATGCCAGTAAAGCACCCGACGCGCCTAAGCAGTCGCTGCCAGGTGTAAGCGATGAAGAGCTAGCTCGCTACAAAGAAGAGTATGGCGACGACCTTGTATCGCTAATGATGCGGTTAAGCGGCTCCCAGCAACAACAGCCCAACACAGAGATCGCACAACGCCTTGAGCGTCTTGAATCTGAGAAGCAAGAGGATGCAGAAGCGCGTTTCTGGATCGGGTTAGAGCAAGCGGTGCCCAACTATCAGCAAATCAATAGCGAACCGGCGTTCCTGCAATTCCTTAGTACATTCAATCCCCAAACGGGCAAGCAGTACCAACAGGCACTCAGTCAGGCGCAACATTCGCTAGACGCCAAAGGGGTAGCTGACGTTTTCAAACTCTATCTGAACCAGGCGAAGCCAACGCAGCAGCAGCGCCAAGTCCCCGATGAACAAGTGGAGCCACGCACCACGAAAGCAGCCCCAACGCCGAGTTCGCAAGGCGGGAAGCTGTGGACGGGTGCCGACATTACCCAGTTCTATCGTGACAAGACCGCTGGCCGCTACTCCGCTGACGAAGCGCAACGCCTGGAAGCCGACATATTCGCCGCCCAACGTGAAGGCCGGGTTCGATAACCCGGCTGGCGGTTCCGATTCCTCGCCGTGAGGCGATAAGAGGTTATTCCAATGGCAGGTCCAGCACGCGACGCATCGCATCCCGACTATTCCAGCACGTCCGCCTCCGGGTTTATCCCACAGGTCTGGTCGGGAAAGATGATTGAAAAGTTGTATACGCGAACGTGTTTCGCTGAAATTTCTAATACGGATTATGAAGGAGAAATTAAGTCGCAAGGCGACACGGTGATGATCCGCACCACACCGTCGATCACGATCAAAGACTACGAGATTGGCGGTGGCCTCAGCTATGATAAACCGACCAGCGATATGGTCGAGCTTCACATTGATAAGGCAAAGTACTTTGCCTTTGAAGTGAATAATGTCGATGAGTACCAATCAGACATCAAGCTGATGAATAACTGGTCAGATGATGCTGGCCAGCAGATGAAAATTGCCATCGACAAGGTGATTCTCGGAGACGTGTTTGCTGACGCGGCTGCTGAGAACGCTGGTACTGAAGCGGGTCTTGAGTCCGGTGGCTACAACATGGGCGAAGCCGGTGCGCCGGTGGACGTGAACAAAACCAACATCCTCGATGTATTTGTGGATTGCGGTTCAGTACTCGATGAGCAGAACGTCCCAGATGATGGTCGTTGGATTGTCATTCCTGCCTGGATGAACGGCATGCTCAAGAAATCGGACCTACGCGACGCGAGTGCCATGGGTGACAACACCTCGGTATTCCGTAACGGCAAGGTGGGCATGCTCGACCGCTTCGACGTGTATGTCAGTAACAACATGTCGAAGGTGACAGACGCAACAACCACCAAGCAGGCCACAAACTGCATCTTTGGTCATAAGAAGGCGCTCACGTTTGCGTCGCAAATGACCAAGATGGAAGACCTGAAAAACCCGAATGACTTCGGTCAGTTGGTGCGCGGTTTGAATGTCTTTGGCTATGAGGTCATTGATCCCAACGCTATGGGGCATCTGTACGCACAACGCGCCGCCTAATTGCCCACCTACGCCATCCTTCGGGGTGGCGTTTTACTTTCCGTGAGGAAACACGCATGACCAAGACACTGATTGAGCAGATTGAAGAAGCAGTGACCAAGGATGATTTCGACCCACTAGCCGAGAAGTTAGGTGTTGAACTCAATAAGCGCCAAGGCGTCGAGACCATCCGCGCCGAGCTGCTTGAAGCCGCTGAAACGCTGGCAGAAAAGGGTATCACCACGCCTGAAGAGCTTACACCTAACGAGACGCCAACCGAGCCTGAAGAGCCCGAAAAGCCTAAGTATCAGGGGCGCATGCTCAAGCATCTGAAAAACGGGCGCACATTCCCGTGGACGGCTGCACTGGCTAAAAACCGTTATATGCAGGAGGTGTAAGTAATGGCCGTCACAACTGTAGGCACCGTCATTCGTAACACCAAGTTGGTGTTGCAGGAAGTGACGGCCGCCGGTACCCGCTGGACCAACGAGGAGCTGATCGGCTGGCTAAACGAGAGCTACCAGGCCATCGTTCAGATTAAACCCGACGCCTCTTCAATCAACGCAGCGGTGCCACTTGTATCAGGAACCCGGCAAGAGATACCTGACGATGGTCTTCGCCTCATTGATGTAGTCCGTAATACGGCAGACCTCAGCGATAAACTAGGTATTTTGGTGACCAGTCGCCGTGCACTGGATACCACGCGCCGCAGCTGGCACGCCGACGAGCCTAGCGTGAACATTGAGCAGTACGTATTCGATGACCAAGACCCTACGCGGTTTTATGTGTACCCGCCTGCTGATGAGGGTGCCGAAGTCGAGCTGATCTATTCATCAACACCCACACCGCACGATGTTGCGTTGGGATTGGATGGCTTGAAAGAAGACCCGATTCGTCTCAACGACAGCTACGCCCCGGTGATTACCGATTACATCTTGTATCGCGCGTATTCGAAAGACGCTGAACACGCCGCGAACCTGAACCGCGCACAAATGCACATGCAGGCGTACATGGGCGCACTGGGGCAGAAGGTGGAAGTCGCGCGCGCTATCTCGCCTAACGCGCCTGATAACTCATCTAACCCACCGCGGACGCGTCAGTAATGGATTTGCTGCAAGCGGTGGTGCAGGACGTTCCAGAAGCGCCGTTGATGAGCGTGCGTGATGCTATTCGCTGGTCAGAGTTTCGGCTGTGTCAGGACGGCAATGCATGGATTGTTGATGCGCCAGTCACCAGCGAGGGGGCCATTATGGCCCCTGTTGACACTACCTGCGTGCGCGCACTAGCCGTGTACCGCAATGGCCGAGCCATGATGCCAGGCGCGGACTATGGACAGCCAGCGCCTGACGTAGTGACCATTCATCGGCAGCGCAATGCCGACACTTACACGGCGCGCATTGCGGTCAAGCCAACGTCTGACAATGCACTACCCGCCGAGCTACGCGACCAATACTTTGAAACCCTGCGTCATGGCGCTACTCATCGACTGCTGTTGCTGCCTCAACCGTGGAGAAACGTCGAGCAAGCGGCGTATCACGAAACGCATTTTACGGCGGGCATTAACGATGCCTACCGATTGTCAGTGTACGGGCAGCAGCAGGGCGCACGCGTTCAACCACGACGATTTATCTAGGGGGCGCTATGTCATTCGAGCAGGCTGTCGTACAGCTAGAACAAACGAACTCCAAGCTGCAAGAAGAAGTAGTGCGTTTCCGCGACGCAGCGATGGGTCTTAACGCGATCTACTCAACGATCACAGAGGGGCGTCAGAACACGGCTGATGGTAAATATTTCAGCGTTCCAGGTAACGGTGCCTATATGCGTCTCTACCGCCGTCAGGGATCTAGCGCCGAGTTGATCGCTGAGTTCCCTGACAGGAATGAACTGAACAGCGTGATTGATCAGCTGGGGCCGCTACTTGGGCGAGGGGTTGTTGGTGGCGGCACCGATGACTTGATGGCTGTAGGTGCGTTTGGTCTAGGTTCCACAGACCGTAACTCCGCAGTAGTCACAGATGGAAATGCTTCGCTTCCCTCTGGTTTCTTTGGAGGTACTGGCTCTCAAGGTATTAATTTCCCTGCTGGTGCCCAGTACAGGCCTCTAATTAATGTTAACAGGAGGTCTGGCCCTGGCGTCTATAACACTCTTCGCCTTTTTTCTACGTCTAGTGAGTTAGTGGTTAGAACAGGCACTATTACTGATGGTGAAGCAATTTGGGACAGTGATTCTCGTATATACACAGATAAAAATGTTCTAGGCCCTGTTTCACATCTAGCTGGTGTTCCTACTGGGGCGATTATTGAAACAGGTAATACCCCAGATGGACGTTACCGTAAATTTGCAGATGGCAGTATGGAGTGCGGAAAAACATTTGAGGTAACCGATATAGGTGAATTCGGATCGGGTACTTTTACTGATCCTTATCGCACAAACATCTGGAACTGGGATTTTCCTAAACTTTTCATAAGTGCCCCTCAAGTAGCATCCTTTTGTACTTGTAGCACTACCATAGCAAGCGAAAGAATAAACTCAGTGGTGGCTAATTCACTCAGTAATTCGCGTGCGTCAGGGGTGCAAGTTTATCGAGGAAGCAATGCGCTGGGTACACAGGCACCGGTCATCGTCACTTTAACTGCATCAGGAAGGTGGAGGGAGTAACAACAATGAAGTTACGTTTTAGGGTTAAGCCAATAGCTTTAAATTCAAATGTGGGAGAAGAAAGAGTTGGAAATTTCGATCTTTCCCAGTTCCCAGAAGGCGCTAAGTTCATTGGCAACGAAGATACTCTTTTAGAGGGAATCTATAACGTCGAGCGTATTGATGGTGAACTACACGTAACCGTAGGCCAGTGCGGACTTGCGTATGAGTGCCAGTCGACGAATGGCTCACATGACTGGTCCGACACCAACGAATGGATTGATGCCGCTAATTACAATCCCGATCGCTGCTATATCGTCGCTACCAACGCACCAGAGGGTGCGAAATACGTTAAACGCGATAACGGATGGACAGTCGTAGTACCGCAACCAGTGGGGGAACTAACATCATGAACGAGCCGTGGTTTATTCCAGCAAAAACTTCCGCTGAGCTATTAGCAGATGCCCAGGCATCGAAAATACGCGAGATAAACGCCGCGTATGCCGCAGAGGCTGAGCCGCTAATCAGAGAGTATCCGGCGATAGAGCAGCAAACGTGGCTTGCGCAAGAAGCTGAGGCGCGCGCATTCTTGGCGTGGCATGAAGACCCGCAGAGTGAGCGGCCATCAACGCCTGTGTTGGACGCGATACTACTAGGCCGGAACGGCGAAGACGGCACAGAGACGATGAAGGAGTTATGTGACGCGGTGATTGATAATGCTGAGCGATTCACTCATTTCCAGCAGCTGACCGGGAAACGGCAGCGGCTGGTAAAAGCGGTGCGTGCATCGCAGAGTATAGAAGCTGCCAAAGCTATAGAGTATTAGCGCTACAAGATGATTTTTTTAGGTATTAAAAAAACCAGTCGATACTAGATAGAGAGAAATCGCGGTACCTGCAACTGATAGTATGCTTAGGCCCAGGGCGAGCCCACCCCTTTCTTTTGCTGAAAATAAAAGAGAAACTTGAAAAGTAGTAGGGAATACTGAGCTCCAGTATACATTCCCTTTGAATGAATCATTGAAAATTAAAATAAGAACCCCAAATGAAAAAAATAATATTGATGCCGAGATATGAGAGAATTTGTATCTCGCGTTTTCCCTCTCTTTTATTTTGATGTTAGATAGCTCTTTGCTAGCATGCTCTTTAAATGATTCTAAATTTTCAATTCTTTTTTCTAGTTTAGCTGCTCGTAAGGCTAAGCGGCATTTTTTAAGTTTATTGAACATTGTGTCTATTATTTATGATGTTGGTTTTAATTAAAAAATTTTAACTACTTTTATGTGTGTTAGAGATATCTATAAGTAACTGGCTTGCATCTTTCGGTCGCTTTATTCCATGAGATAAATATGAAAATACAGCATAACGCTTTTCGTGGCGAGCTGCCGATAATGGACGCTCGACTGTTGCCAGAAAACAACGCACAGCGGGCGCGTAATGTTTACCTCAAACGCGGTACCCTCAAGCCTGAGCGCGCACCCTTGATTGTTGAGTCGCTTAGCACGGTGGCGAATCCATCCACGCTTTACCGCTACCCCAGCGGAAACAATGGGCAAGGCTTCTGGCTGACCTGGGGAATGGGGCGAAATGTTCACGTTGTGAAGTCACCACTAGCGAATGATGATTTTTCCCGCGTGTATTGGACGGGGGATGGTCCACCGAAAATGGGCGGTATTAGCGATATTACCAGTGGGACCCCGCCGTATCCTGGTGGTGGCTATCGACTGGGGATTCCCGCACCAAGCAGCGGGCCGACTGCATCTGCGCCGAGTAATCGCGCACCCGTTGACGAGCGTCCGCCCACGACATTGGAAACATCCTATGTCGTGACGCTGGTGTCGCGTTTCGGCGAAGAAAGTGCGCCCAGTGTGCCCAGCAATATCATTGAAAGATGGGATATGACGGGTGGCGCGCCTGCTGGCGGTGAAGTGCAGTTATCGCTCCCAGGCGTGCCGAGTGGCAGCCATGGCATTGTGGCAAAGCGAATCTACCGTGCTGAGTCGAATGGCATCTATCAGTACGTTGCCAATGTAAACGCATCTGCAAGTGAATATCTTGATAGTTACACCAGTGCCCAGCTTGGCCGTGCATTGCCATCTGTCGAGTGGGATATGCCAGACCCAAGACTGCAAGGTCTAACCGCGCTCCCTGGCGGCATTCTGGCAGGATTCTTTGAAAACACGCTGTGCTTTAGCGAGGCGTACTTGCCTCATGCATGGCCAGTGGCGTATCAGCTGGCTTTCAAAGACAACATAGTTGCTATTGGTGCCACGTCGTCGGGTCTGGTCGTGGCCACACAGGGGCAGCCCTACCTTGTCAGTGGTGCCAGTCCCGAAGCTATGTCACCCATGCAGCTAGACGTTGACCAGCCCTGTATATCCGAGCGTTCACTTGTCGACATGGGCGAGTACGTTATCTACGCAGGGCACGAAGGGTTAGTCGCTGCCGGAGGCCGCGATGCCCGCGTGGTGACGGCTGAGGTGTTTACCAAGGACCAGTGGCAAGCGCTGAACCCCAGCACCATGCACGCTTACCGTTACGATGGCCGTTACCTTGCCTTCTACAGCGGCGGCTGCATGGTGTTTACACCAGGCGAAGGCGTCGAGTTTTTGGATATCACCGCTAGTGGCGGGTATCTCGATGTTGCAGCGGGCACACTTTACCTGATCCAGAACAGTGCCATTAAAGCGTGGGGGAAGGGCAACTTCATGAATTATACCTGGCGCTCGCGTCTTCATGAATTCCCTCCTGGTAGCGCAGGATTTACCTGCGGCAAGCTTATTGCGTCTAACTACCCTGTGCGGCTTATTATTCGCGCCGATGGAAATACTGTTCTTGATTCCGGGATTACCAGCCCTGATATGTTTCGTCTTCCTGCAGGCTTTACATTGTGCCGTGATTGGGACGTTGAGATTCAAGGCAACAACGAAGTGCAGTCCATACAAGTCGCGACCTCTCCCAGCGAATTGATTTAACTCTTTCAGGCTCACCGTGAGGTGCCCATGAACCGACGCCGTCGGACACTGCCGCCTGTGCCACCGAAGGCACCGAGCGAGTTACGCCCCCTGATTGCTGCAATGACCGAGATTTTAGAAACCGGTGAGGGCGTCCGGGGCGATCCTTTAGACAGAAAAGTAACGTTGCGCGACCTGCTTGATAGCGGTATTGGCAGGCTAAGACCTGGTATGCGGCCAGGTCAGGACGGAAACCTAGATTCTGGCGCACTGCCGCCAGCGCCAGATTTAAGCATACCGCCGGCGCCTGCCAATTTTGACGCCCAAGGCGGCTTCTACGGCATGATCAATCTAAGCTGGACTATCCCCGGCCAGCAGTACCGCAACCATGCCTATACCAACATCTTTCGAAGCGAAGAAGACAACTTTGCTAACGCAGAAGTCATTGGCCGTGAAGCGGGCGGTTTTTACACAGACTACGTGCGTGATGATGCGGTTGATCCTGACGATCCGACAAAGCTAAAAGGGTACTACTACTGGATCACGTTTACTTCTGTTGCTGATATTGAGGGCCCGCCGAACAGCCCGAACGGCACCTACGCCGCGCCGTTGGCAGATCTTGGATATGTCATTGAACTGCTAACTGGCGAGATTGACGCGGGTGTTTTAGCGCAGTCCCTCCGAGAAGAAATTGAGAAGATACCGGCGCTTGAATCCAATATCGAGCGGCTTGACCCCATTGAAACTGCTATCGACCGTATCCCAGCCATTGAGGCGGAATTGCGTGGACCTGAGTCGCTGGATGGTAGCGTTGCAAGTCGTATTGCTGCTGAGCGTGAAGACCGAATCGACGCACTTGATGAAGAAAGAGCCGAGCGAATTGACGGACTGACGTTTGAGGCTCAGGCACGAGCGCAAGCGATTCAAGACGAGATAGAAAACCGCACCACCGCAATTACCCAAGCCGTTGAGCAACTGGAGCTAGAAGATAGCTTATTAGCATTGCAGCAGAATGTTATGGCGGCGACTTATGACGCAAACGCAGCGTCAATTTACTCGATGTCACAGGTTCGTATTAATGACAACGAAGTCTTCGCTAATCAAATTGATCAGCTGTATGGCAGTGTCGAAGATAACAATGCGCTGATCCTGAACGAGCGTCAAATCCGCATAGATCAAAACAGCTCGCTGGCAACGCAGGTCGGTATTCTATCGGCACGCCTCGACACAAGGCCTTCACTCAACTCAGGATTCGAGCCGGGTGCGGACTTTGATTCTTGGAATGCAACAAGCGGAAGCTCTATCACGCCAGCGACTGGTGATGTTTACAGCGGGTTGCAGTCAGCATTAGTCACATCGACCAGCGGTATCGCTAACCCAAATACAGGCGGTGTCCGTCGCGTTATCTCACCCGAAACAGCGGTAGAGTTTGCGGGGCACGAAATTCGTCTGGCGGTTTACGCCAAGCAGCCAGCTTCGGACGCGGCATCTGAATTTGCATTGGCCTACCAGGTGGGCGGTCAGTCAACACAGTGGCACCGCTTTACGCCAACCGACCAATGGGCGTTTTACGATGTTGTCGTTGATATCCCCGAAGGCACTGGAGGGGTAGAGCACGCGGTTGCCATTTGGGGGAGTACGTCGGGCGGTGGAAGCGGTATCGAGGTCGACCGCCTGCTAGTTACGTTCGCTGAAACGGATATCCCAGAAGTCACAGCAGCAATTGAGCAAATTCAGCAAGCGCTTGTTGACCAAGAACAAGCTGTCGCCAGCCAGTTGCAAGGTTATTTGTCACAACTGGAAGGCAATACAGCTGCTATCAATAACGAAACAGAAACCCGTGCAACTCAGTTCGACGCGCTGGCTCGCGATATAGGGACAATGACCGCGCTCACTGAGCAGAATGCTGCAGATATAGCGGCTGAGCGTGAGGCGTGGTCGTCTGCTGTTGATGCAGTTGCCAGTGATGTGCTGGATATGTCTGCGCGTGTGGGAGAAAACGAGGCCCGCATTACCGATGAATCTCGTGTGCGTGCCACCGAGAATGATCTACTTGCAGCCGTTCAGCGCGTTATCTCTGCATCGCGCAGTACCGCGTCTGCAACGCTTTACAGTTTGGACGAAGTGCGGCTTGAAGATAGCGCCGCGACGGCATTGCGCATTGATGGCATAGAAGTGCAATTTGGTGATGCTATTTCTGCGATTGAGCTGGAGCAAAACCTGCTCGCTGACGAAAATCAGGCACTGTCTGGGCAGATAACGACGATCAAATCGACGCTCGAAGACGATCTGGCTTTGGCTCGGCAAGAGTTTACGACTGAGGTTACGCGGCTAGATGGCCGCGTTGATGCGACGGCCCAAGCAGTCACGGCGGTTCAGTCAGAGACGGATAATGCTCTGGCGGGCGTTCGGCAAGACTTTAATACTGAAGTGTCATTCTTGAAAGGTGAGCAATCAGTCGTTGCCGCAGCCTATAAGGCAAACGCTCAGGCAATCACTGCTGTTCAATCAGGATATGAGTCTAATTTGTCTGTTGTTCAGCAGGACTTCAACACTCAAGTCAGCCGCTTGGATGGCCGTGTTGACAGTGCAGCGCAATCTATCAGCACGGTGCAATCGCAACTATCAGGTGACATTTCGACCGTACAGCAAAACCTTACGACGAACGTTAGCCGTATCGACGACGAGTTAAGCGCTAACGCTCGGGCAATTACCGATGTTCAAAGCGCTACTGATGATGCATTGGCTGGCGTGCAACAAGACTTTAATACTGAGGTTACGCGGCTTGACGGGCGAATAGATAGCAACGCTCAGGCAGTAACAGAGGTGCGTTCCGATTTGGAAGGCGATGTTGCGGGGGTACGTCAGAGCTTAAACACTCAAGTTAGCCGACTAGATGGCCGTGTTGATAGTGCTTCTCAAGCACTTACGACGGTTCAGTCCCAGTTAGAAGACGATATTTCGACCGTCCAGCAAAATCTTTCGACGAACGTTAGCCGTATCGACGACGAGTTAAGCGCTAACGCTCGGGCAATTACTACAGCGCAATCTGCGCTGGATGATGACATTGCTTCAGTGCAACAAAATCTCACGACTAATATCAAGCGCGTCGATGGAGAGCTTGAAGAAATAGGTGCGTTATACACTGCGAAAGTCCAAGTAAATGGGCTGATCGGCGGCTTTGCTATTTATAACGATGGCACTGAAGTAGATGCGGGTTTTGATGTTGACCGCTTCTGGATTGGCCGCACAAATGGGAATAAGAGAAAACCGTTTATCATTGATGATGACGTTGTCTATATGAACAACGCAATGATTAGAAATGGCTCTATTCAAGAGGGGCATCTTGGCCCAATTACGATCGGTAAGTTCTTTCTTGATGATGGTACGCCGGTTACCACGGCAGGCGGCTTAATCCGTGCTGATGCGATTGACGTTGATAATCTCAGCGTGGCGGAAGCAGCGCGCTTTTACGCTGATGTGCAGTCGGGTAACTACATTGCAGGCCAACGGGGTTGGCGTATCTGGCAAAACGGAAACGTCGAGTTTAACCAAGGCCAGTTTAACGGTGTTGTTAATATCGGCAACGTACAGGGTGCAGGGGCATTAGCGACAAAGGATTCGCTGCCCTATGAAGGGCTTTCAGGCACGACTGCATCGCTTGTACTGGAGCGCGCTAATAGCGGCGCAGCCGCAAAAAGCCGTACCGACGGCTGGACGCGCCCTGGCTCGACGCGCATCAATGGTAATCAGATTTATACGGGAGATGCCTATGTAGATACGTTACAGGTTAAAGGGCAGGCAATAACCATCCCTTCATCTGCTTACACCGGCGGTACGATAGTTCTTGGTGCGGCGGGGGGCAGTAATGATGTGGGAGGGTGGACTAACTGGAAGCAAATTCAAGCCCTGTATTTACCTGAATCCCCTGGCCCCATTCAAATTACATGCTCATTCAGGGTGCTCGTAGACACCACAGGTAAATTCCCTGTGTACGCGAAATTAGAAGAAGACGGGGTGAGTCGCTATGCAACAGAAGTACTTAGAGCGGGCTATTCAAACACCGCTTTTGATTACACACGGCAAGCAATATCTTTCACAATAGAGCGTCCAGCAAAAAGTAGCGGTCGGACATTTAGGCTCTATTTACGCGGCGCAGGTACTCAGAGCGGCCTACAGTTTCAGGTTTCCCATCGGATGATTAGCACACTGACGTTAAAGGATAACTAAATGCCTACTTACGTAGTTTCAAAGTTTAATGGTGAAATCTCTCAGTTAATTACAGGTGGTGCTCGCTATATAGAAGTTCCAGAAGGCTCGGACATTTCTGATGATACTCACTATGTGGACGTAACAGTCACCCCTAATGTAATTAAAGAAAAAGAAGAGGTACTGTTTGACCTAGGTGCTGAGGGATTGGTGGTTACTTTAACCGGCCTTCCGGTCGGTCTAACCGTTGAAACTAACGGATTTAGTGCTGTGACCGATTCTGAGCCAATGGCGATAAGCTATGACGTACCGGGTACATATCAAATCCGGCTAAGTGGGCTAGTTGAATATTTAGACTACACAGAGGAAGTGACTGTTGGCGACCCTTAAAGCTAGTACTTTCGCGAGTCGAGACGATGCTGAAGAGCACTATCTATCAATGATTGATATGCATGCGGCAAACGCGCGGCATATCGATTCTGCTCAAGCTGACGTTTATAAACAGAAGTTAAAGGAAGCCCGAGAGGGCTGCGGTGAATTACTGGAGTCAGAGGCTAAAGAATTAGGAATGCCACTAGATGTTTTAGTTAACGCCGTTCTTCATCAGCACGAAAAAAGGCAGCTGCGAAGCCATCACATTGAGCTAGATCGAGTAAAGGCAAAAGCAAATATTCGTAAAGCCAATACTGCCGCTGAGATGTATGAAGCGGTAAAGGAATTTAAGCAACAGCTAACCCTGCTACAATAACCCTTTAAATTGCCCCACCGTGAGGTGCTGCATGCCCCGCCAGAATGAAGCTACGTTTTTACGTGGCGTACTCCGCAATAACGAAGCGGCCGCACAATTTTGCGAGATGCTGTTTCGTATTTCTCAAACCCTCGACGACCTCGTTGATAAAGATAACCCAGTAGCCGATACAACGCTGATCCGCACGTTCTGGGAAGCGCTAATTGAGCTGCCCGCTAACCCGTTTTACCGAGAGCATGAACCTTACCTACGCCCGCTAATGGCCAGTGCACTACAAGATTGGCGTGATAGCGCGTGCCTAGAACGTTCTGACAGCCGCCATTACAAGACCCTTGCCTTTGTACTTCGCGACCAGCTTACCGGTGTGGTGACGCAGTGCGCCTATCTGATTGGCGGTTATGAGTGGATGAACAAAGTCAGCCTATCAATTCGCGATCACTTTCACGAAGACGGGCTTGATGACTACCTGGCTGGACTTGACCCCACGCAAGACGAAATGTACCAGCAAGATGTTGACGAATCACTTAATGGGGGTGAGGTGTGAGCGGCGGTGGTGGTGGCAGCAACACGATTAAAGACACACCTGAACAACGCCAGCTTGCACAAGTAGCCGCCGAAAAGTGGAACTTTGCCCAAGAGAAGCTGGCACCGCTTGAGAACGCTTACATGGAGTCGGTGGGCGACATGACCAGCGACGCCAATATGAGCTATATCGCTGGCCGCACACTGCAAAGCCAGCAGCAGGCCGTAAGCGAGGCAAGCGACCAAGCAGGTTTGCAGTTAAGCCAAGCAGGCATCGACCCGTCTAGCGGTCGCGCGCAATCCGCTATGAGCGGCATTGCGTTAGGTGGTGCCAGTGCCGGGGGCGAAACCCTTGGGCGCGCTCAATTTGAGCAAGAGAACCAGCAGGTTCAAGGGCTGCAGAACATTGTGGCTATTGGTCAGGGCCAAGCGGGACAGGCACAGCAAGGTTTATCGAGCATTGCTAGTCAGTCTGCGGTCGATGCCCGCCAAACAGCTGCTAATCGCTTTAATCGCCGTAGCGCCAACCTTCAATTGCTTGGCCAGGTGGCAGGTGCGGGTACCGCCAACTATCTCAACCAACCCAGCCAGCCCCAAGGGCTGAATCTTTACGATCAAGTCAGCACAGGCGGGGTGTAATCATGCAATACCAACCCACGCTAGGGCAGATTAATTACGCTCCTTCCCAGACGGCACAGCAACGCATTGACCCAAACCAAGCCATGCGCGGCGACCAAGGAGCCTCACAACTACTTGGTCAGCTCAACCGTGCCCAATGGACAGACTGGAAGAACCGTTTTGCGCCGTACGTCGATGAGCTGGCCCGCGTGGCTCAAGACAACAATGCCCCGGGCACTGCCGCTGCTAATGCTAGTAACGCGGTGGGCTTGGCGTTCGACAGTAGCCAGCAAGGGCTTGCCCAGCAGCGCCAAGGGTACGGCATAAGCCAGACACCCCAGCAGCAAGCCGCCGAAGAGCGTCGCACCAGCCTAGAGCGCAGTGCCTCAATGGTCAGTGCAGGTAACGAAGCGCGCATCTCTGCCCAAGATCGACAGCAAGCAATTCTCGCCGGCGGTATGGGGCTTTCGAATATTCCTGATCGGGTGATGAACCAATGAGCTACGGGTTACTAGGGCTGCGTCAAAAAATGGAAGGCGAGGCCATGCAAGGGCTGGGTGACCTCGCAGGCCAGCAACGCCAAGCGAAGGTGGCAGCCGATCAAATGAAGCAGGCCGAGAGCGCTCAAAAAATGAGTGCGGTTGGTACCGGTGCAGGCATCGGCATGATGGCAGGCGGCCCCGTCGGTGCGGCGATTGGCGCAGGCGTTGGCTTTCTCGCAAGCTCAATCTTCTAGGAGAACACCATGGCAGGACTAGATACACGCGGCTTGGCGAGTGGCTTTGCTCAAGGCTTTGGGCTGATGAATCAGTACCAGCGCGGTCAGCGTGCTGATGAGCGCGCCGATCAGCAAATGGGCATGCAGCAAGAGCGTATGGATATGCAGCGCGAGCAATTCAGCGCTCAGCAGGAAGATGTGCAGCGCCAACGCGATATGGAAAACATACAGTTCACGTTGGGAAAAATTGGTTCGGGCATGGATGTGGCTGAGGACGAGCTGGAAACGCTGAGGAAGTATCCCAAGTTTTGGGCAGCGCTCGATCCTCAAACAGACGCATCGATCAATCAAGCGATGAACGTTATCGACCCTAACACCACCGTAGATGCCAACGATCCCGAAAGCCTGGAAGCGCTCAACCAAATGTTTGGTGCTGAGATTAACCGCGGCGAGGGTGGGCAAAAACGTGTGGTGGGCATGTATCCGGCACCCGATGGCCAGAGCGTTGCACTAGAGCTTGAGGTGGTGGGTGAAGACGGCAACACCTACCAAGCGCCGATGACCGAAGGGCGCGGTACCGCTGACGATGACCTGGTGAAGTACGTGCCGGTTGAAGCACTGGTAGAGCAGGTGCAAGGCATGCGCTTGCTACGCAATACCATGCGCACGCCAGAAGCTCAGCAACGTGCGTCACAGGTGCTTGGCCTATTACGCGGTGATAGCAACGAACGCTGGGAGCAAGTGCAAGGGCCGGGCGGATCAATTCTGCAACGCAATACGGTGACTGGTGAAACTAAGCAGGTGCTAGGACGGGCGCCGCAGTCAGGAGGTAATTACTGGAATCGGCCAACAGCCACGCAAAAAGATATCGAATATCTTGTAAATAATGGCTTAGCCCCTAGCCGCGAAGCGGCCTGGCAAATGCTGAATCGCAGCAATGACTCATCTCGTGACGAGCTCAAATATTACACGGGTCGTTTAGAGGATATCGAAAGCATATTGAGTGCGCCTGGCGCAGCTAACGCTATGAATGATGAAGAGCTTGCTCAATTTCAAAGCGAAAGACAGGCCATTCGGGATATGTTGCCAGAGTTAGAAAGCCGTGCCTTTGGGCGTCAGCCCGCAGGATTAAGCATACCCGCATCAAGGCAGCCTTCAGCAGCGGCTAGCCCCAGTACTGAGCCGCCGCAGCCCGAGCCCGAGCGAGAGCGCGGTTTAAGGCCTGGACCAGCACCTAGCGAAGAAGCTGACGAAGATCCTGCCGCCGCTATTTTGAACAAATACTTCTAATCAAGAAGGAGCCGCGTGTGAACGCCGCCGAAAATCGCACACCTCCCAAATGGACAGATATCGCCAACGATCCAGACTTCCAAGCCGCTGATTGGGAAACCAAGCAACGTGTACGCGGCGAGTTTTATCGCCGCGCCATAGAGCCCAATACGCCTGCGTCGCTACGCGAAGATGTGCAAAGCCAGTTTTTTACCCGCACTGAAGCCGATGTTTTTGGTAAGCGTGAAAAACAGCAGAGTAATAATGAGAGTCAGGCTGAAGCGCCCAATTTAGCCAGTAACGCCTTGCGTAACGCGGGCGAACGGGGCCTTGATCTAGCAGGCAATGCGCTTCAGTTCGTCGGTAACGTGGCAGATCGTGGAGAGCAAGCAATTACCGAGGCGCTTGGAGGGATTAACCCTGGCGTGATTGGTGGCAGCGTTGACGAGATGCGCGAGCGTGGCTACAAGCCAGATATTGCGTTAGGCGGCTTTGGCCTAGATTTTACCATGCGCGCTAAGCCCGAAGACACAAGCACCGGACTTATCGATACAGGACAGGCGGTAGAAGATATAAGCCTCGGCTACCAGTCTAACTACACGATTGATCGCGCACTAGACGAGCCGAGCATTAAAACCATTGCAGGCGCGGCTGCCGAGCAAGGGCCCGCTGCGCTGGCTGATATGGCGGGTTTGGTGGTTAATCTACCGGCTTACCTAGCTGCCCGGACACAAGAGATTGGCGAAGGGCGCGTAGAGAATGATAACCGCGAAGGAATGCCGGAGGGGCGCGACTATGCTGTATCCGGCCCGACGGCTGCCGCTTCAGTGCTTCTAGACCGCTTTGCTCTTGGCCGTTTACTGCCGGGCGGCAAAAATGCAGTGGCCAGCGCCCGTCAAATTCCTGGTGCCGTTGGTCGTGCTGCCGCTACAGAAAGCGTAACTGAAGCGATTCAAGAAGGCGGCATTGAGTACACGGGGGAGTCTGTTGGTACTGAGACTGGCTGGGATGCTACAACCGCTTCGCGCCGTGCGGCAGGTGGCGTTATTGTAGGCGGTCCCACTGGGGGAGCTGTGCGAGCTGGTACCGCTGCCATGGAGGTGCGCGGAAATAATCAGCAGGGAAGCGAGCAACCAGAGACGAGCGAATCGCCTACTGAGCAATCTTCCCCCGCTCCAGAGGAAACGCCGACTCCAGAAGCCGAAACCGCTAATGCTGAGGCAGTCGGCACCGCTGTCGAACTAATCGCTAAGCCTCGTTTTGAGCTGTCATCCGCCGAGCGCGATGTGCGTGATTCCATCAGCTACGGTGACGCCTTTAAAGCCCTGCGCACTGCTGCTGAGGAGCGTGGCGATAGTGATGCCGTTGCTGAAATGGACGCCATTAGCAGCGAGATATCCGCCGCACTTGAGGCTGAAACCATCGCGCGGTCCCGCAACGATAGCGATGCTTTAATGCCTGTTCGTGAGCAGCTACAAAGCGTCTCTGAGCGCTTCACGCGCGTAATGGATCGCTTAAATAGCACTGACAACAATGATGGCACTCAAGAGCAAGCGGCAGGCTTGGATATGGGCGCTCAGCGCCGTTGGGAAGAAGCATGGCGTGAGCAGGCTGCCCAAGACGGCATAGCTGACTACGACCCAAATGCTGACTTGCCCGACACAACGGTTACCATCAACGGCGAGCAAGTGGCCGATGAGTCACTAGCGCCGCCAGTTGCGCCGGATGCCACGCGCCAAGACGAGCAAGCAGAAGAAGTAGCTCAGGAACCAGAGCAGTCAGAGGAAGCCCAGCCCGAACCAGTACTGCCCCCTAGCCAGCCGTCGCCAAACCCTGATTCTAAAACACCGCGCCGCGTGCCGGTTGAAAGCATCCAGGTAGACCCCCAGGCCTATCAGTTCCGCACCGAGGTTAATGAACAGGGTGTAGATAGCCGCCTTGAGGGCATTAAGAAATGGGACGATATACGCGCTGGCAATCTAATTCTTCATGAGCGCAGCGACGGCAGCGTGTACGCCGCCGATGGCCACCACCGCATTAACCTAGCCCGCCAGCTACAGCAGCCAGACGTGAACGCGATTGTGCTTCGTGAAGCCGATGGCGTCACCGTTGAGGATGCACGTCGCGAAGCTGCCGAGGCGAATATCGCTGCAGGTAGCGCCACAGCGATGGATGCCGCCAAGGTATTCCGTAACAGTGATGGCGATATTGATACGGTTATCAGAGAGAGTAATCTGCCGCGCACTCAGCTTGTGCGAGACGGTGCCGATATTGCCAAGTTGGATACTGAACCGTTTGGCTCAGTACTTAACAAAGTCATTACCGAAAAGGACGGTGCAGTCATTGGCCGGTCTTTTTCAGACCCCGATCAGCAGCTTGCTGCCGTGGGCGTATTCCAACGCGTGAAGCCGACCAACGATAATCAGCGCGAGCTGCTAGCTAATGAAGTACGCCAGGCAGGCTTTGCCGAAAGACAGGGCGAACAAGGCGGTTTGTTTGGCGAAGACCCGGCAGAATCGCTTATTGGCGAACGTGTGAAGGTGATGGATGGCCTGCGCCAAACTCTGGTGCGAGACAAACGCTTATTCGCTACGCTGAACGATAACGCCAAAACAGCCGAGCAGGCTGGTAATCGAATCGCCAAGGATCGTAATAACGCTTTGCAGGAAACGTCGGCAGAGGCCATTGCGCTACTTGAGCGAGCAACGACCACACCGGAAATTAACCAGCAGATCAACGACGCCGCGCGCAGGGTAAAAGAAGGCGAAACCCTCGCCAGCGTGACGCGAGAACTTAAAGAGGCATTACTGAATGGCCCTAACAGCACAGCAGCGAGCGAACGACGTACACCAGCACCTAGCAGCGGACAGGCTAATCAAGCAGGGCAAGACGCTGGACGAAGTGAACCAGTACCTGCAGTCAACGACGCACGAACAGCGCGTGCAGGAGAACAACGCCCACTTTCTGGAGCAGGAGCGCAAGCAGAACCAGCGGTAACCCTAAAAGCTGATGGCAAGCCCTTCCAAACACGCAAAGCCGTCGAGCTATCTAAGCGCTTCCGTGACACGCCGAACGCCCAGCCAGTGGAAATAGATGGCGGGTGGGGCTTTTATGTGCAGAATACTGCTCAAAAAACTGCTAGCCCCGTCATTAATGAGCAGAATAATACCCAACCCTTGGGAAGTTCCGGCAGAGGGATAGGACAAGCTGTTAATTGGCAGCGTCGAAGTAAAAATAGCAAAGTATGGAATGGTAGTAATGGCATGGTCATTGCTGACCACGGATTTAGCTCTGGCGGTAAACGTTTACCCATGTATATGGTGTTTGAAAACCGCAATGCTTTCGATAAAGGTATACAGCTGGCGACTAAAGACACGCTTCGAGAAGCAAAGCAGTTCGCTGTCACTGCAGGGCGCCCTACAACACAGCGATCAGATGATCTAACCCTTGAAACCCAAACAGAAGAAAGCCTTGCCCAGCGAGAGCAAGAGGTTCAACAAGCCGAGCAAGCTGACGCTGACCAGCGCAACCAAGCAACGCAGCGCGCACAAGCTGACCGCGATGCTAACGACTTTGTGCTAAGCGGCAGTAACCGTAATGCTGATATTGCCGAATCGCGCGGGCAGAACGACATATTCAGCACGTCGCCTTCCCTTGAGCCTGCAGCCCAAACCACAGAGTTGCCCCTGGCACCAAAGGATTCCCAGCAGCGCAAACCAAAAAAGTTAACACCACGTCAGCAGCTGGTTAGCGATGCTTTTGGCGGCGCCATGGTAGGCAATACGATCAAGCTAGCAACTGATGTCGGTTACTCCAAAGCTGGCGATTCCTATACCGTCGATTCGATCAATAAAGACGGCACACTTCAAGCCACCAACGTAGAGCGTGGCAGTTCTGTGCTTATCAGCCAGGGAGAGTGGACGCATGCCAGCAGACGCACCAAAGCCCCAATTGCTGAAGTGACAAAGGCCGAACAGGAAAGCGGTCAGAGTAACCAAGAGGCAATGTATAGCCTTCGTAGCGTGGTGCGTGGCGATGGCAAAGAACAGGGCGTGAAGCTAGAAGAAGCGCAACGCATCGCTGATGAGTTTATGGCAGACTACAATGGCAATATCCCGCTTGATTTAATGGTGGTGAATCGCCAAGAGGATGTATATGGACCCGCAGCAACCCGAGAAAACGTCGGCGTCATCAAAGGAGCCTACCACTCAGGATCAGGAAAGCTCGTACTTGCAGCTGCCAGCCTTCGTGACGCGCGAGACGGGCGAAAAACATTACGGCACGAGGTGGTTGGACATTATGGACTTAATACCTTCGAGCCTACAGTCAAAAGGCAGATCCTTGATCGCGTTCTTGAAACGCAAGAAGTCCCGTCGTTAAGGCCTGCTTGGGATCACGTTAATCAGCATTACCCAGCTGATTCCACATCGGCAGATGTTCGCGCAGAAGAAGTATTTGCACATTTAGCTGAACGGGAGAGAGGCCGTTTTGGGGCTGCCTGGGATGGTGTGCTTTCACAGCTTAACCGCGCGATGCGCCAAGCAGGCCTTACTAAGCACCCTCTCAGCCGTGCAGAGCTCCACGATTTAGCATCCACAATAAGTAAAGAAATACGTGAAGGCCGACGCCAGCAAAGAACATTTCCCGAAAGTGATCAAGCTTCCTTCCAGCGTGAACAGCCAGCGGTTCAAGAGATATCCGCTGAACCCCAATCATCCATAGATGCGACCGAAACGGCTCTACGCAATGCCAGTGAAGCCGTGGAGAGCGCTCAAGCAGCCCCCCGCGCTACTGATATTGCTGCTGCGCTAGCGGATACCCCAGAGCTGACTAACACTAACGTCATTCAGTCAACTACTGAGCTACCACCTTCAGCGCTTATCGGCATGATGCTTCGTAGTGTCAACCCTGCCGATGTTCGCGGCATGTTCATTGGTAATGAGTTGTATGTGATCGCTGACAATGTCGCCAGCGTAGAAGAAGGCGTACAAACCGCCATTCACGAAGCAGTAGGGCATAAGGGGATTCGTGGTGTTTTGGGCGCAGATATCGACCCCGTTATGCGCCAGGTTTATAACTCGTTGCCGCTGGATCCACGCGGACGTGAAGCGCTGAACGAAGTGCTGGAAAGCTATCCCTTCCTAGATCGGTCCAACCCTGAACATCAGATAACGATCGCTGAAGAGATGGTGGCCCACCTCACTGAGAAGGGCTGGCGGCCTAACGTGCTGCGCCGCGCCGTTGCCAAAATTCGTGAGCTCCTACGTCGCTACTTCCCTAGCATGAACTGGACAGACGCGGACGTTATGCTGCTGTCTGAGCGTTCGCGAGAATACTTGCGCCGCGAGCAGCAAGCCAGAGATTCCGAAGCAGCACTATTCAGCCTTAATCGTCCCCTGAGCGGACTAAGCGCTCAAGACGTGGCCGCACAACTACGCGAAGCACACCCTGGGTTAAAGCTAGATTTGATGGGCAAGGGTGGCCGTGCAACGCTTTCCCGCATTGTGGTGCCCGACAATGGCCGAGAGGAAGGTACTGGCACCCAAGTGATGCAACACCTAGCTCGCTGGGCAGACGCCAATGAAGTCACCCTTGCGTTGACTCCTTCCTCAGATTTTGGGGGCAATACACGACGCCTGCGTGACTTCTATAAGCGCTTTGGTTTTATCGATAACAAGGGGAAAAAGCGAGATTTTGAAATAAGCGAGGGGATGTATCGCGAACCTTCTCAGCAGGCAGATGACATGCTCTTCAGTCTTAGCCCCACGCCAGGCGGTGACTATGACAGCGACAGCACCAACTTCGCGCTGCCCGACGAGTCGCTAAAGCAGACCGCGCTGCGAAAGATGGCTGACAAGATGAACCGTCTCAAGGTAACTCAGGAGGTTATCAAGAAAGCAGGCGGGAATATCAATGAAGACAATGATGTCTACCTAGCCGAAGAGTTGTTTCACGGCAAAACAGAACGCGACCTGAACGAGCTGAGCCGCAACTACGTTGAAAAACTAGCCAAGGGCATGGCAGCGCGCGGCATTCAACAGGAAGAACTAGACGCCTATCTTTACGCCCGTCATGCGCCAGAGCGCAATGCCCGCATTGCTGAGCTTAACCCTGATGATCCGCGCTACGCAGATGGTGGCTCAGGTATGACCAACGCTGAAGCGGCTGCCATCATGCAAGAGGCTGAAAGCAGCGGTAAGAAGCTCCGACTTGAACGCTTAGCCGCTATCGTGGATGACATGCTGGCTCATCGCCGCGAGATAATCCGCGAAGGTGGGCTTGAATCTGATGAAACGCTAGATGCCTGGGACGCCAGTTACGATTACTACGTACCGCTAAAAGGCTGGGCGAATGATGAAGATGTTCCTGTAGGCCAGGACGGCAATGGTCGAATGCGTTCTGGTCGCGGCTATGAGATCGGTGGGCGAGAAACCAAAACAGCGCTTGGTCGCCTATCTAAAGCGGCGTCACCCTCTACGCAAGCGATTGTTGATACCACCGAGTCTGTTATTCGCAAGCGCAAGAACGAAGTCGGCAACGCCCTGCTATCACTGATTACGGATAACCCCAACCCCGATTTGTGGCAGGTGTTCACTAACAACGACCCGGATACTCAGCGCACTCAGGTCGAGCGCACTAATCCAGACGGTACCAAGCGTGTCGAAGTAGAAGAGCGCCCGGTAGCTATGGAAATGAATGAGCGCTACTTCAAAACCAAGAAGGCGGGCCGGACGTACTACATCAAGATTAACGACCAGCGCCTGCTGAACGCCATGCGCAATGTAGGGCCGGAAAGCAACTGGCTCATCACCCGAATTGCTGGAGCTGGTACCCGCGCATTATCCGCGATGATGACCAGCTATAACCCTGAATTCATGCTGACCAACTTTGCCCGAGACGTGCAAACGGCGTTGCTCAATGTTGCAGCAGAACAGACACGGGATGACGGCAAGATAAAAGGCGAGAAGATTGCCAGGCAGACGGCTAGAGATATTCCCCGCGCCATGAAAGCAGCCTATCGCGGGCTGGCTGACCCTGACGCGCCGCGCAATACTGAGTGGGATCGCTGGTTCGATGAGTTTATCGAGGATGGGGCCAAAACAGGCTACTTCGACATGAAGGACTTGGCCGGCCAGGCCAAAGAGATCAAAAGAATTATTGGCCGTGAGAACGGCGGCACCATGGGCAATATGCTGAAAGCGAAGAAGACCGTGGCTGACTTCGTTGAAAATATGAATGGCTCTGTTGAAAACGCGGTGCGCCTATCCGCCTACGTAAATGCACGCAGGACGGGTATCAGTCGCAAGAAAGCGGCTAGCTTGGCCAAAAACTTGACGGTCAACTTTAACCGGCGCGGCGAGGCAGGCACGGGGTTAAACGCCATCTATATGTTTGCCAATGCCTCCATCCAGGGCACTATGAACGTCGCCCGCACCATGGCAACCGTGAAGGATACGCCGGTGGGCGGTAATCGGATGAATATCTGGGGGCGCATGAACGCTGCGCAGAAGTTGGCGGTCGGTATGGCGGTGGGCAGCTACGCCCTAGCAATGTTTAACCGCATGATGTCAGACGAGGATGATGACGGCGAGCTGTTCTACGATAAGATTCCTGGGCACGTCAAAGAGCGCAATCTGATTCTGATGACCGGTGGTCAAAACTATGTTCGGCTGCCACTGCCTTACGGATACAACGTGTTCTCAAATATCGGCACGCATGCCGAGTCTGTTATGTCAGGCAAGTCATCACTAACGGATGCGGGCAAAGATATGACGCTGGCCATTCTGGGCAGTTTTTCACCCATAGGCTTCCAAGACTCTGATGACGCGGCTGTAATGATTGGTAAAAACTTAACGCCCACGCTGCTAGGCTCGGTAACTCAGGTGGCTGTGAATGAGGATTTTGCAGGCCGTGTGATCTTCAAAGAGAACTTCCCGTTTGGCACGCCCAAGCCTGATAGCGCGCTCGCCTTCCGGTCTACGCCATCGGCGTACCAAAGCTTTGCCCAGTTTATAAATGAGCTCACCGGCGGCAGTGAGTACCGATCTGGCGGTGTCGACGTTAGCCCTGATGTACTGCAGCATGTGGTCAACTATTACGGTGGCGGAGCTTGGTCGTTTACTGAGAAAGTGGCCGACAGCATTAAACGCACGGCGACTGGCGAAACCATCGACGCTCACCGTATTCCGTTTGTGGGTCGCTTCAAGTCCGAGATTAATGAATACGGTGATATTCAAACGTTCTATGAGCGCCGCACGGAAGTTGGGCAGCTGCATGAGGAGTTTATCAATCTCCCCAGGGAGGAGGCGCGCAGCTTCTATGACGAGCATGGCGGCAAGATAGCACTGTTTGATATGGCGAAAGATCTTGAAAAAACGCTGACAGAGCTACGCAAGGTGCGTGACGCCATCGAAGCCGATGACCGCTTTACCCCTGAAGAGCGCGACGAACAGCTCGACGAGATTGAAGACGCGATGGATAGCGAGGTAGATTTCTTTAACCTGCTTTACAACCAAGCAGGGGAGGCTGTTCAGTAA